CCACCGCCACCACCGCCACCGGCTTTAGCGCCTCCTCCGCCGCCGCCAATCACGCTGGCTACAGCTGCCGCAAAGGGCGCAGCCGCTCCTCCAGCCTTAGCTCCGCCACCCTGTCCGCCGCCGGATAAAACACTCCGAGGAACAACAATCGGACTAGTGGTAGTTCTTGCAGGCTGACCTCCTTGACCTTTAATTGGAGAAGTCGCGGGTTTAGTGGTAGTACTAAAACCAGCATAAGCGGAGCCTTGGTTGAGCTTCAGCCCTTGCATAGGGGCCAGCGCTTTTGCAGCTGCAGTTCCTGGAGTTGTGGAGATTTTTCCACTAGTAAGAGCGTTAACTAAACCAGCCCCAATCGCAACGTTTTTATTCTGTGCACTAGCCATCACTTGCGCAACCGTGCGTCCCTGAGCTTTGGCTATGCTCGAAGCTTCTTGTTTACTGAGCACAGGGCCAGCGCCAGCAAGTCCTTTGACCTTTTGACCCGCTAAACGAACTGTGGGCTCGGTCGTACCGGGCACAGACGTAGTATCTGTAGTAGCAGTAGTCCCACTTTCCCCACCGGTGCTTGAAGAAGGTGGCGAAAGATAATCAGGGAGCCTAACGTTACCAGACATTATTTCATCGTAAAGACCACCTTTGCCGGGTTTGTGAGGCTCACCTAGTAATTGAGTATTTTGAGTGACCCATTCTTTTAGATATTCTTTTGGCACCCCGGCTTCAAGATTTCTGAAATAATCCACATGGCCAAATAATGTAGGACTTTGGCCTTTGGATACATCAACGTTGTAAGTCTTTTCGGTTTCCTGTGGGGGTTCAAAACGAGGCATATTGATTGTTATGTTCGAAACACCGCCGCCAAGAGGAGTTGGTTGAACAGCAGCAGGAGTGACAGGAGCAGGTAATGTTTCTGTGGGAGCGGTCAAACTAAAAGTGGTTTCCTGTGCAGGAGTCTTTGGCGTTTGATACGTTAAAGTTCCAGGACTACGCCCTTTTAAATAGCTAGTAACTTCAAACGAAGGAATCAAATCACCAAAACCAGTGGCTTCGCCTCCTCCGTCTTCAAACAACCCACTAAGATCAAGCCCGAAGAGAGTACCGGCTTTACGCAGGACATCAAAACGTTGCTTATCGGACGCGCTAGGAGTTGCAGTCATAGTAAAAAGCCGGATCGCTTAGCCGAAACCAGTCTCTATCACACCAGTATAACCGCAACTCTTAAGGAGCTTTAAGACTCGTCAGTTGAATAAAACTAAGAAGCATCAAGCATCTCTGATAAATCTAAAACACAGCCTTCTTTCTCTAAACACTTACTGTACTTAGTATCACAGTGTTCGACTAAGCCACAAGGGGCTATGTGTACTCTATTGCCCGTTTTAACTATAGGTACTACACGACGATGCTCCCTTTCTGCAGGAGGGTTTTCAAAAGCAAGTCCCATAGAACTGCGATCAGCTATAGGCCAACAACGAAACTGCGTCAACTCAAAACTTCTTATAGGGTCGAAACTGGCTGAGGATACGTAACGTTCTGCCATATCTTGATCAAGTATCATCATCCCCATATAAGGATTTCCAAGTGATATAAAACCAATAAACCAATCGTCACGAGGAGCTAGATAAGCCCCAACTTTGTATGGCCGATCTCCCCAAACATTTTCAGTTAGCCCATTTAACTTCCAAACTCTATGGTTATCAAAAGGAACCATTTTTGATTGATAAGACTCGTATCTACAGAAACCTGGTTCCAGATTTATTTTCTTGAGTCTGTCTTTGTACAAATACCAGTAAATAAAGTTTTCGCTATTAAATACCATATCGTTTTCTGTATAAACGTAGAAGTCATAGTATTTGTTTATAACGGCTTCCCGAAGCAAACCTTTATGAGCCCAAGTAAGAGCAAAACCCTCCCACTCACTAGAAGCTACGACAACAGTTAATTTATTAAAACTTACATTAGGCGCTAGCAAATCCTCTAATTCTGCCTTATCGCCCTCATGGTCTGCGTCTATATAGATAAAAACATCCTTGACTCCGGGTATCTCTTCATAACCACGCAGGGTTTTTAGTAATGCGTCGAATCTCGAAAGAGGATCGTGGGCGGTGACAAGAATTAGAAATGTATGGTCGTGCATCAGAACTCCATCTCGAAATTACCGCGTCTCTGCAAGTAACACACTAGGTGTGTATAAGCATCCAACAAGTCATCGTGAGAAGTAGCTCCAATATTTATCAGTTGATCAAACAAAGCGTCAAACTTACGGAAGCGATTGAATATAACTTTTTTATTTTCAAGCAAACCGAGCGTACCCCGGAAGCGAGCAATTTTATCTCCCCTAAACCCTTTCACTTCGTGGATGTGGAGGTTGCCCAGTCCCCATTCGTTCAGCATAACCCGTCTCAAGTCAGCAGCCAGTGAAGCTTGATACGCGACTGACTCAACAACCAAAGTACAAGTGGAGTAAGTAGGAAAGTACTTGCCGTCGTTGTCTTCCTGCAGAATTCCCCACTCAACCAACATTTTGCATAACAGATCTATCTTCTCAAGGTTTCCGATAGAGCGCACCTGATGCGCATCGATAATATAGTACTTATCTTTTAACCTACCTCCTAAAACAAAAGCCGTATAGTCTGACGTTTCGTTCTTGCTAGCAGATAAGTCGATGCCCACGGCCAGACTATCGAACTCAGTAACAACATCACCTTTTACTAAGAGGTCTGGCGAAAGGACCAGATCTGATGTCATCACAGGTTGTTGCTGATACTGGAACGCAAAAGCAACAGGATCGAGTTCTTTTTGACCTAATAAGTAGTCAACGCTCCACTGTTCAGGCCAATAGCTGACTGGTTCGCCGTCATCGTCATAAGTAAGAGCTTCCTGCTGTACCTGTTTCCAACCTTTATCAGGAACAAACATCGTCTTATGGATATCTAACGGGTGGAATCGAGTACCCAGACAGATTGCTCGACCACCTTCAAAAATAATCGGAGCGATAACGGAGCTCCAGTTGTTGTTCATCTCCTCTCTAATAGTAGGGTTTTTAATATCCGTACTAGACTTGATAGGGTCATCTACAATCACAAGGTGCGCACGCTTAGAGGTAATAGAGCCTCGAAGTCCTGCTGCCCTTAGAGTGAATTCTTCATCGCCCACACGGCTGATCCCGGCGTAATCAAAATCGATACTCCAGCCGATATCCGACTGCATACCCGACCGAAGCTGAACCTTCGGAAAGATCTTCTTGTAGGTAGACGAATCGATAATCTGTTTAATGATTCGGCTCTTGGGGATAGCCGTGGCGATGTTGTAAGAACAGTAAATAATCTGAAGCGGTAAGCCTGCTGTCGTATGCCTACCTATGATCCAAGCGGTGAACATATTGAGCACAGTACTTTTAGCACTGCCTCGTGGAGCCAGAATATCAAGATTCGGTCCCGCGATATCGATCAAGTAACGATTGCTGTCTCCCGTTATCAGGTGCTTGTGCCACTCCAGCATATGAGCTGCTGGGGCTTTATCCATAATTGTACAGAACGTATGAAAATCATCAGCAGCTCTCATAAAGATATTATCTATAGTAGAGCTCTCAGAATCAACTGCTTTAGCAGCACGCAATTTAAGTGCACGGCGATATGCAAATGTCTCTCTACTTGGCATTTGTTTTAAAAAAGTGTCTGTATACTGTTAGCAAGATTCTACTGCCAAATGGCAAAAATTCTTTGGTACGGCGACATTCTCTCTAACACCGGTTTTGCTAGAGTTACACACAGTATCTTAGAGCATCTGGGCCGTACGCACGAAATAGTGGCTTACGGTATTAATTACACTGGTGATCCGCACGGGCTTCCGTTCAAGATCTACCCAGCAGGTACTCACAATCCCTCTGATCGTTTCGGGATCGGTCGACTGCCTCAGGTAGTTGAAGCAGAAAAACCGGATTTTATTATCTGTTTAAACGACATCTGGGTCGTTAACCAGGTGTGGGAACGGGTTCATCTTTTAAGAGATTCGCTGAAGTTTAAGTTCATAGCTTACTTTCCAGTTGACTCAGCTTATTATGTGAGCTCTATGCTCGCATATATCAAAGACTGGGATTTCGCCGTTACCTTCTCAGTCGAACAGGCTCACCGCCTAATGGCTCAGGGGGTGCAACCGAAGCTGTTAGGTGTAATTCCCCACGGCTTGGATCAAGGGAAGTTTTTCCCGATGGATCAAAACGAAGCGCGTCGGATGCTTCGTCTTCCTGAAGATAAGTTCATCGTTCTCAACGCGAACCGAAATCAACCTCGCAAACAGATCGATCTCACGATTAAAGCTTTCGTTGAGTTCGCTGTCGATAAGCCAGACACTCTCCTATATCTGCACATGAGCGAGAAAGATCTGGGGTGGGATGTGCGAGCCATCTTCGATGCAGAAATGAGGCGAAAAAACCTAAAGTCAGATAACCGTATGATCATGACAACGAGCAATATCGACTACACGAACGCACCGCCAGATGAGCTGCTGAACAAGATCTATAACGCTTGCGACGTAGGTATTAACACTGCAAACGGCGAAGGCTGGGGTCTAGTTCCTTTCGAACACGCCTCCTGTAAAAAACCCCTAGTTCTTCCAAACCACACGTCCTTTATCGACATCTGGAAAGGCAGCGCTCTGCTAGCGGACGTTGCAGCTTGGATCTACGACAAAGACCTGAGCGTCGAACGCGGCATCGTAGATATTCAGGATGTAGCCGTAAAACTAACAAAACTGTACTCAGATAAAACTTTTTATAACCAAGTAGCTGAGGACTGCTACAAAGTCACCCAGAACCCCTCGTACAGGTGGGATCGCATCGCTGAAGGATTCAACAAAGCCATGGAGGAACTCAACAAATGAGCACACAGTTTCACCGCTATCGCACGTACCACAACAACGTAATCCAGAGAGCTTTCGCTCCTACTAAATCTGGATTCCCTTCTGTATTCGATCAGGCTTACGAAATCGGAGGAACGTTCACAAAGATCTCCTCAGGGCTGCCCGAAAACAGCTTCGCTAACTTCAGCCCCTGTGTCATCAAACATCGCGGAGCGACTTTAATCGCGTGGCGATCTCAGCCTGAACATTTTGTGTTTAGGCACGATATGAAGTACTTCTACTACAACAACACACCCACAGACATTTGGGTCGGGCAGCTTCTTTCCGATGATACTATCGTCGCGCCGCGGAAGCTTATCAATAAAAAACACCGGTTGAGCTACGAAGACCCGCGAATCTTTATTTCGCCTGACGACAACCTCCTGTGTCAGTTCGTCACGAGCACCTACGCAACAAAGTGGGACTCGACAAAGCACAAAATGATCAAGACACCAAAAATTTGTACAGGTGTCATTAACGAATTCGGAGAACTTGTAGATCGTTTTTATCCTCCTATCGGCGATAACTTCGAGGACGGCAAATCAGAAAAGAACTGGTGTTTCTTCTCTGATGACAATCACCTGCGTCTCCTTTATTCCACGCAGCCTATCGTCATCAAAACCCCGAGCGAAGCGGATAAAGTTATCGACTCAACTTGCTTGAAGCAAGTAACGAGCGAGCACCCAACATTCAACTCAACAGCTCCTGTCTTGGTAGATGATGAGTGGCTGGTGTTCTTCCACTGGAAATTTATGGCCAGGGAAACTGACCGCCGTCCGTATCTTCTTTATGCCTTAGGTGCTTACACCTTAGATAAAGAACTGACAAAGGTCACACGAATGATGAAAGAACCTTTATTTGTGGGTTCGACAAACGACGATTTAGTGACGTGGACAGACCCCGTGGGTAACGACGTCTCGAATCAACCCGCTTGCATCCTACCTTTCGGTTGTTTTGTCGACGAGAATGACGAGCTAGTCATGTCACTAGGTGTAAATGACTATTACATGGGGATATTCAGGACTCCTGTGCTTAACGTGTTAAGCTTATTGGAGCCCGTCAAATAAGAGGTTCTCTAACACCTCTAATATTTGCTTAAGCCAAACGGGTCAGAGGGTAGGCTTTTGTCTACCTTCGCAACCCGAGCTATCAGGATTTCTCTTCTTTCTCGATCGTGCTCCACACGACGAGCGACGCATCTTCTAAGAGAGAGAACATAGTAGGTGCGTCTTCAAAACTATTGAGTAGCTCACGTAAGCAACGATCAGCGCCAGCGAGTAACAAGCCGCGTCGATCTAGACCATCCGTGAGCTGACGAACAGCTTGAATGTGTGAACGGATCTCCTTCTGTAGCACCGCAATCTTGGTAGCCGCAGTGGCGTAATCCAACATGCCCGTAAGGGTCATCTGCCTTACGTTATGGAGATCGGTTTTTAACGAATCGATCTCAATCAGCAAGACCTTACGAAGATCTTCCTTCGGGTATTTCTCTTGTACCCACGCTGTTAAATCGGCGATTGAGCCTGTGTAGCTGGGTTTTAAAAACCGTGCATATAGATAAGCCTCGATGTCACTCGCGGCGTTCTTCGCATAATGCTTAAAAGCATCCTGCTGAGACTTATCTAAAGAACTTAACCAGGTACCAACAGTTGTCGAATCACCAATTGTTGACTTAATCACGCAAACATCCGAGTACCAGCAAGCGCTTGGTTAGCTCCAAATTTCTTAAGAGCTAGTTGAGCTTTAGTCGCAGCTTGAGTGCGAGCAAGATCTCCAAGCGTACGCACTTTATCTAATTGAGCCGCACTTTCAAACTGTTGAGTGCCGAGAGCCAGACGACCTTCATTTGAAGCGCGAGTCTCAAAGACATCGTTAAGAGTTGTAGCTTGATCTTTAGCTACATCGCCACGGAGTTGTTCTTGGTAAGAACGAACGCCGATGTTCGTCATGCCGAGCTGATTAGCTAGTGCGTTCTCACCAGCTAATGCTGCAGACCCAGCTTGAGCGAGGAGCTGTGGAGCGGCTAACTCAGTCGATAACTTAGCTTGACCTAAGTTATACAGAGTATCTAAACCCTTCCCAGAGGCATAACCAGCCACGGATGCCTGGAGTGTGGCATCCTTTTGAGCTCGCTGCAGAGCTTCAGTCAACATACTGAGCTGAGCAGAGGCTTTTGTGGTCGCCTCTTGGCCAATAGCGCCAGCTAAAGCACCTTGAAGGAGGCTTAATCCCTGATAGGCAGCCGTTAAAGGATTATTTTGCGCAGCGATTTGAGCCGCAAACTGTTGATACGGACTAGTTTGAGAACTACTGCTGCTACCCCCGCCAAACAAACTACCGATCCCGCCAATAGCGGCGCCTATACCGGTACCCCACGGACCGAAAGCTGAGCCCGCAGCAGCTCCCTGAGCAGCACCACCAAGGAAAGACATGATCAGCTAATAGTGGAGGAAGGGGCGGCAAAACCAGAGCGACCTTGGCCAGCCAAGGAAGCACCGGCTTGTAAAACGTTCGGATTCGGAACGCCAGCCGAGTAAGCCAGGTTCATCATGCCAAGCCCAATTTGAGCATTGGCGTTAATTTGAGCTTGAGTGATACCTTGCCATGCGGCGATTGTGTCGCTTTCGATCTTGCGGCGGGAGAGTTCGCGGGTCTGCTCCATACCCGCTTGACGAGCTAATTCAGCTTGACGCTCGTAGTTAGCAAGATCAATTGCTGCACGCTCAGCGTACAGACCAGGATCGATCAGTTTCTCGTAGAGCTTTGCCCGATCAGCTTGCTCAGTCTGAGACATCTCAGCACTCTGAGCAGCTAACTTTTCAAGCAGAGCAAGCAACGCAGCATTCTGATCAACAGTTGCTGCTTGCGCAGGAGTGCCAGGAGCACCAGGTACAGGGGTGCTGGCTGTACTCGGAGGAGGAGTAGCCGTGGGATCAGCCTCAGGCTGGCCAAAACCAGCAACAGATTGACTGATCTTGGCTAAGTGAGGCAAAGCACCAAGACCCACGGCGCCAGCAATCGGAATACCGATATACTTACCGGCTAAACGAAGGCCGCCACTAGCAAGAGTTCCTAAGCTCATCGTCCCGTTGCCATCGCTGCGACCGCTGGATCAATACTAGGACGATTTAACAACGATGCGATACCTTGCTGAGCTACACCGCCAGTTGTTTGTGCCTGAGTACCAGCTAATTGTGCAATAGCCGGAACAACAGCTTGCTGAACTTCTAACTGCTTGCGAGCAAAATCACGCTGGCCAGCTTGAGCAGCAGACTCCCGCAAAGCTGCTTCACGCTCGGCGAGAAACTCACCCGCATCCAGGGGTTCCAGTCCGAGCATACTGCGACGGAAATTCTCACTAGCAAAAGCAAGCTCGAGTCGCTGGGCCTCAGGCAGAGTAATCATGTACTTACTACCTTGGCCGCCACTCTCCGTCATAGGCTCAAGGCCCGAACGAGTAGCCCCAAACAATCCTGCGGCTCCTTGACCGATGAGCTCGGCAATAATCGAGTTAAGCAATTGGCCGCCGCCAATAAACTCAGCCCCTTTACCAGCAACCGTTTGGATGGTCATAATCAGGAAAGACCAGGATTGTCGTAACCAGTGCCTGATTTAGGCTTAGTCTGTTTCAATTTTAAACTATCTGCTAACTGTTGGTTATCTAAACCACGCTGCATCTGCTGTGCTGAAGGGAACGCAGACGTCTGAGGAAAGTTGCTTTCCATATACATCTGCATAAACGTATCCGGATTTAACTCCGGGGAGAGCTTGCGTACGTCACGCTCTCGCAGTTGTTGTTGGCGAGCGTTGAGTGTCATTAGCCGAGAGGTTGATAAGCGCGAGAAGCTTCAATACCGTTGGAAGACGGTGCGTTCAAAACGCTGTAATTAGATCCCAGGTTCGGGGTGTCGTACTCTAAAGGACGCTGAGAAGACAGTCGATCAGACTCTTCATCTTCTTGATCAGCAAGACGCTCAAGAAGCGCCATGATGAGATTGAACTCCTCAGGATCGAGCATATTAATTAGCTCCATCAAGTAAGCATCCTCGTGGGGACGCTCAGGCTCAGTCCGCAGCCGAGAAGCCAGCTGAGCCTTCTGCATAGGCATCGTGTTGTCGGGATACCCATTCAGCGAACGAGTAGCGCCGGTATAAAAACCGTCGCTTTCCTGACCGGGCATCGGGGGGAGACCTTGCCCAAAACGACGAATAACTTGAGCGGTGGCGGGCGTAGCCGCAGCCATTTCTGCCGGAGTCTGAGGTACCGGAAGCCCGAGAATCCGAGCAGCTAATTCGTAATCGGCTTTAGAAAACACCGGATACCACCACAGCTGATTCTTCTATATTACCGCGAATATTTAAAATATCGCCAGGCAGACATTCTAAAGTCATACACAACTTCTCTAGCACATCAGGCGATGGTATGTAGTCTGGATCGGTATAAATCTTTCTTGTCGTGGTTGGCGATAAGTTAGCTTGCTTACTTAAAGCAAACGAAGACAGCCTCTTGGTATCGAGCAGCGTCTTAAGTGTATTTACTAGCTTGCCCGAAGCTGTGTGCGATGAATAAAAAGGCACGACTCATACACCCGATTTGCACATAATACTTCGAGATTTAATAAAGTTAAAATCCCAGGTGCTTACGACGGCAGAACCCGAGATCAAACGTCGTGAAGCTAGTCGGGAACTCAGGGTTATTAAACGGATGTTTGTGGGTAGGTTCGTCGATGTGAGCCTGCCAGCCCTCACCCCACTTCATATGCAAATACCTTTTATTTAACTCGTGGGCGATGTGGATCGGCTGAGCCAGGGACGGGTCAGACCTCCAGGTCTGCGAGCCATCCGAATAATCGTTTTTACTAGTCCCATGAAAATAACCGTGCTCAAGGGATAGAACACGCTTAACATCATCGTGTATAAAACGCATACCGTAATCCATATCCTCTGTGTAAGCAGGATATAAATTCTCATCAAATAATCCGTATCGCTGAACCATCCAGTCTTTCAAAAGAAAGATATCCCAACCACCGCCACAGCCGTGGACAATCCCAACATCCTCAGCCTGTGCTTTCTCGTTCATCTCCTGAAGAAAGCCAGCTTCAAACATCACGTCATGGTTTGATATAACCCAATATGGTGCTTGCATAAAGCACTTAATGATTAAGTTCCAAGCACCAGAACAACCAACGTTCGCAGGCATGTGGGTCACATGCACTCGCTTTACGAACGGGTTAGCCAACTTACGGACACTTTCTACCGCGTCCGTAATCTGACCCCGACCGTTGTTATTAAATACGACAAAGTTATCGACCGGGTAGTCGATGCTCATAAAGAGCCTATGGAGCCAATAAGGGTTATTAACGATTGCTGTGCCGAGCACAGGAATAGAAGAACTCATTAGACAGCTGATCTATGTCAGCATGTTATCAGAAAATATCGATTGGAACAGGTTGCATCCTTTAGCATCTTCAGTCTGAGCTTCGGGTATATCGAAAGAACAACCGTAAGGTGTCAGGTGTGCACAATCAGAACAAGGAATCCCCTCAGGCGCCACGGAGATCGGCTCTAGTTGTACAAGTTGTTGTACAGGTTGTTGTACAGGTTGATGGAGACTATTAAAGACCTGCTCCAACTGATTGAACTTACTGCGAAGAGTGCGCAGTTCTTCATAAGCCTCAGACGTCAATTCATACGTTGTGTACTTGTGATCACACCCAAAGCAGCTATACCGCCTTCTGGTGCCTTCAAATATCTTCCTGCTTTCTTTTACTTTAGCTTTGAGCTCACCGCATAAAGGACATTCTTTTGTTTTGTGGAATTCGTAGAGACCCTGAAGTTGATTGTTGTCGTGCTTTTTCTTTTGAGGCGCCATTAGATGTTCGTTAGTGCTGCAGGTGGGACTCGAACCCACATGAGTGAAACTCAGCGCATTTTAAGTGCGCAGCGTATACCATTCCGCCACTGCAGCGGCATGAGGACTATAGCAACTTACTGACTGTCCAAGGGAGGCTCATTAGAGTTTTTCCAGGTTTGATCGCCAGGCAGCGGCTCTGTGCCGTACTCAAACGTATCGTAGTCTTCGTCGTTACGAGGATCTTCTATAAACGCGTAGTGCGTGGTCTCCTCTTCGATAAAAGACTGCAAGTTCTTGATCGCACTATCGAGGAGCTCTTGCTCTTCCGGCGTGAGCTCAAGGGAATCTGACACAGACCGCAGGCGACTACTCACAGGCTAACGGTGCTCATAAAAATTCAGGCGAGCATTAACGGCGGCTTTACAAGTCCGAACGTCACGCCGTCCGTAGATCTCGACCTGCCGGACAAGGCACTCCCCAACAGCTTGGTTGAACTGCCTCATGCGGGTTGCGTAGGAGCTCTGGTTGGTTACGAATTTTGGAAACAGCGTGGCGAAAGCGATCAGGGTACAGACCGAAACAGTCAGACCAAAAGCATGAGAGAAGATCGCGTACGCAACGGCGTCGCTGGAGTTGGCTCTGATTTGGATGTCGTTTGTCATGTGAGTCACCTAGTGACACTGCAAGCATACAGCCCAAAGGGCAGCGTGTCAACAAAATGCTGCTACCATAACGACATTTAGAACCGGGCAGATGACCACGGCTGGCAAGCAGAGCTTTAAAGATCTCATGGCTCAGCTCGGCAACGAAGCTGAAGAAGTTGTGCCGACTGTCCAGATCCAAGGAAAGAAGAAGCTGAACGAGCGCTATAGCCTCAATCAAACTTGGTACGACGCTCTGCTGAACACCGATATGGTGCTCTGCACTCGTGACGAAGCGGCTGAACTGCGTTTAGACCCTTCTGCAAAGCGTCAAATCGTCGAAATCGGTGTTTACGAGGGCGCTTCGAGCTGTTTCTGGTCTGATTTTTATCTTTCGCACCCCGAATCTTGTCTAATTTCCATCGATCCGTTCACCGGAAGCTCTGAGCATCACGAAAAGCCCGAAAACTACCCCGAATTAGCGAAAATCGAGCTCACAGCTCGCGGGAATATTGCTAAATCCGATAACGCTGCCAAGATTGAAGTAATTAAAGGTTGCAGCTGGGACGTTTTTCCTGAACTCAACCGTCGTAGCGGCGGCGAACCTTGGATCGACGTCCTGTATATCGATGGTGCACACGATCCTGCTTCTGTCGCACGGGATACCACGCTGTTTGTCCCGATGGTTAAGTCTGGTGGAATCGTTATTTTTGACGATTATGGCCACCCTGACGTTCAGCGCGGTGTCGATGGCGCCCTCAACGCCTTCGCTTCGATGAAGCTTGCAATCTTTACCGGCTGGCAACTCGTAACTAAGGTCGCATGAACGCAGAAGATTCTTGCAGAACCTGTCGGTTTTTCCGACTGACACACGATGTTGAGGTGAACGCGACGGGTCAATGTCGTCGCTTCTCCCCTATTCCCGTCTATATTCAATCTGCACTACTACCACGGGCGCAGTGGCCTCAGGTCAACGCCGATAAAGATTGGTGCGGGCAGTTCAAACCAGTTAAATCAAATCTCAAACGAGACACATGAGATTGGCGCTTGGGGATTTTCGACGCGCCTCCCACACCTTTCCCCACTAGTAGCTGCGCACGCACGCAGTTTTTTCTTACACCTGCTGCCCTTCGTCTTTTACGGCCTGCTTACGGGCCTCTTTTTTTGCGTCCCAGTCCGCTGGTTTCGTCCTTCGCGTTAGCTGGATCTTCCGCTCATCCACCAGGTGCCAGCTACTAACAAAACTCTGCTCACCCCACGCTGCCTTAACCAAGATCCCATAATCATCAACCCCAATCACTTCAAAATCATCTTCATCTACATGCACATAAGTCATGTACTTCACAGTCAACTTATTAGATCAGACCCAACTATAAACTACCTTCTGTTTTGTGCGTGTTAAAGTAACAATAGGTAGGCGTCTGCATCCTTAGAAATGAACATAAACGATATCATCAGCATGTTCTCTCCTGAAAAATCTAATAACTTCTTAAATGATTTCATTCAATCTGTCCTCACCCGCAAACCTAAAATTTACGATTTTGACGAAAGCGCCTTAAGAAGCGAAGACAATAAAACAGGAATGATGGTGCCGCCCAACTGGACACCGCGCCCTAAACCTCGTATCGAAAACTTCGAAGACTTACAAAACACTCTGTACGGATCTGATGCGTGCGCTAAATGCCGCGCAGCTCAGGCAGCTTCAATGCGAAACGGCGTAATGAATATCGCAGATCCTTGCCGTGGAGTTTGCGGTTAATTAATCATGGCTAACTCAATCGAGTACCTACCGACATACCGCTCCGGTTTCACTGGTCCTAGTGAACGGATCGGTGGTTCGTCGCCGTATCACATCGACCTCAAGATCCTTAGCGCCCTACCCCTACAAGAAAAGATCCGAGCCCTTGATTCACTGGCCCAGCAATACAGCAGTATTGGCCGTGAGATTGAGTTCTCCAACCAAGCCGTCTCGAATCAACGTTGGAACCCAAACGCCAGCCCCGAAGAAAAGAAAGCATTATTCGAAGCTGCCACTAAGGCCCACGCAACTCGGCCCGGTTGGGATCCTTTAGATTTTTACGTTCCTTTCAAAGGTAAATCCCGCTTCGATACAGGTGCGGTCGAGGGCGCCTCGATTTATATCCCAGGTGTACCTGGCGGCAAAATCCGCCGTGGCTCAGGTGGTGGTTACGGCTACTTCAGTGAAGCCATGGACCCTAGCGGCCGCGTGGTATTCCGTGTTGGCCACGGTGACATCAACCGCCCCGAGCAAGAAGGCGAGATTGTTGTTGCTGAACAAGCAGCGCCACAACCGGGCACAACAAAACCCGAAACCAAATCTGCCGAAGAGCTTTTACTCAAAAAGATCGAAGAACTCACAAAACCCAAGATCGAAATTGGCAGTAGCTACACAGGGCCTGGTCCCGAAACCTTCCGCAAGGCACGCGAAGAAATCGATCAAACCATGATGCAGCTCCTGCTAGAAAAAGCTGCTCAAAAGCCTGAAGAAAAGCAAACTCCCCAATACGTGCAAGGCGCAGGAAACGCTGCTGCGATCGCTTTAGCCCAAAAAGGCTTCGGAACTCCAAAATCCTTAATCTAAGGCCTCACCACGGCTGAGTTTCCGAATACCCGTAATGAGGTACGCATAGTCACGTGCCTCAGTAACGGGCTTCGATTCCCCGCAAACATCGCAGTCGCCTTCCCAAACTGAGCTGCAACCGACCGAGTAAACGCCGTACTTGCTGCCACAGTCAGAACAGACGATATAGGCGTTCTCAAGCTTTTTCAGCAGCTCCTTCGTTGCTGAACTGAGTCGGGGCATAACCCTCGCCAGGGAAAAGAGAATTCATGATGGACTCTACCTGGTTCACCCGAGCGCGACGATCCGCGAGCTCCTGACATAAAGCTTTCTTTAGATGCGGAACCAGCTTGTTTACCATATCCTCATCCATATACTCACACACAGTTTCCTCAAGCCTTTTATACACACCTTCTTCGTAGGAGCACATTTCAAAGAGCATCGTTCCAGTGACGGATGACACCCGCAACGATAAAGCAGTTCGTCACAAAGTAAGTCACGAATATGAAAGTCCTAACCCAAGCGACATGGTCTGCCGTTTGCTGGCAATCAGCACTCTTAGGACCTAAGGCATTGGCCCAGATCTTAAAGATCTTTTGACGGCGCCGGTTCATCCGATACTAGCTTTTTTGAAACTCACTGAGATTCCTGCGCTTATACACGTTGCCATAACCACGGCCAACGCAGCCCGATTCATTCAAATCAGCGACAAGACCCTCATTGCCGATCCAGGAGTCCAGTAAGTCTTTCGTCAAAGCAACCGGATGCCCCTCGTGGGCTGGGATATCAACCCATTCAAACAAACGGAGAACAGGGGCAGCAGCCAGCGCGTTCTTAATAATCCGCTCAGGGTCTTCAGTGTGCTGCAGGCAGTTATAAATCCAGACTTCATCCCAGCCCGCCTCATCGACATCCTCACCGCGACCGACCTTAACGCGTATGTTTTTGGTTGCGTAACGTGCAACAGTCCACTGTGGGTAGCTGATTGGATCGACAACAAGCCCTTCCAGCAAGCTTATGCACTTCAAAAGCATCGAAGTGGGTCCACCTCCAATATCTAAGATCCGTTTCCCCGAAGCCTCAAAATGAAAACCACGCGGGATCAGTTCCATGAAACGCGCGTAGACGTAATGCTTTTGATCTTCGCTAAAGGTATTGCAGCAATCACCCCAGAACTGACGCTCAAAAGCTAAATCGTCGTGCACGTTAATCCTGCAATTCAGGACCCAGACTACAGATTTGCAACGAGAAAAATCAACGGATATCTAATTCTCCGTCCTCATCCCAAGTCATGCTGTGCATTAAATGGTACTGAGGACCTTCAGCCCGTCGAGTTGTAACCGAAACTGAAGCCCGACCGGGCTTTCGATCAGCAGATATTGCCAATAACTTTGCCAGCTGCGTTGAAATCCGATCGAATGCTTTGCAGGGATCGCCCACAACAGGCCTTGCGTGTTCTTAACTTTACGTAATCAATGTGGGCTCTGCACGTAGTCGTTGCAAAACGACGTACTCAAGCTGCTTGATCCAAACGTCTACGAGCTTTTTTTACCGCAGACTGCTTGGAAGCACCGGATCCAGCACCCTTTGGTACGGCAGCTTCCCTTGCAAAAAGCTTGAGGCCATCAGCACCACTACCTAAAACCTCGGAAAACTCCGAACCAGCAGCCGTGGCAGAGGATGCAGGCTGTTCAGTAGAAGCCGGTTGAGCCGCTTTAAAAACAGGAGTACCTTGATAACTAAAGCCGCCGCGTCGGGGTTTCTTCGAAGAAAACAGTGCTGCAAATTTTGCAGTGTCCACAGCGGCTGGAGCTGGGGTCGCCGCAGGGACAGTCACTGTGTCACTAGGTGCTGTAGTAGCATCAGCGGCAGGTGCCGGCGCAGCAGGAGTAGGAGTCTTAGCTGCAGCTAAACCCTGCAAGAAGTTTTCTAAGAAATCTCGAGAGGGTACACCGAATTTCGAGCGGCCAGAGCCCTGTTTGCCAGAGATGGGGAACATAAAGTCCCCAAAGCCAATGGCAAACTCACGCGAAGGAGCTCGGCGACTAGTCATATCAGATGTACCCTTTAAATAACTTTAATTCAAACCCCACCTAGGGGGTATCCCATCTTCCTGAGATTCTCCCGAGCGCGGTCAATGTGACCGCTTTCACGGCGAGTCCGCAACCAATCAGCCAAACGAGCGTAAGCTTCAGGCGATTCAGGGCCGCCGGGATCGACATCTGCAGGGGCTACGCCTTTAAAGGGAATATACCCAGCTACATCCTGTCCGCCGCCACGCAGAAAGGACTCGAGAAAATCTTCAGCAACCTCTCGAATAGCAGCTTCTCGGTTGGGAAAATAAGGAAGAACTTCTACAGCAGTGGAGTCCGCACCGGGACGGAACACAAGATCTCGTGTACCGTAAGAATCTTCGCCCGGTCGATACACAAGGTCCCGGTACATGCTTCTCTTTGGCAATAAACCTCAGTCTATTTTAGAACCTCCTAAAGGAGTCAAACGCTCAATCGTCGTTATCCTTGCACTGTGGGCAGTAGGAAGCTGCTTAATGCTTCTATCGGAATTAAGTATTCGATTAAGAAACTCTCTAATGTCCGTTAGCGTCAAGAATTACAGCCGCAACGATTAACGCTATAAGCACGAAACAGACACCCATCAAGCCAATGACGGGCCAAACGACGTGTGTCACTGTGCGTAATCTGTAAAACCAGCAAATTCTTCAGCCAGTCTTTCCTTACGACCTAAACGATCCTTGATCAGGTTCTGCGCTAAGACGGGATTCTTAGAAACCCATTCACGCATATTGTCCCCAGTCATCCCTCCGGTGACGCCAAGCTCAATCATGCTGCGCATAAGCTCAGCGGTCCGTTCCTGGTTTGCGGCTTTTGCAAGCATCTCAGTTTCCACGGCCTTCCTGATTTGCTCTTGAGATTGAGGAACAGGGCTGGCTGGGACAGGCCGACTAACAGGTGCATGAGATTCCTCGAGCGGACGTCGGGATGCGGGTGCGACAGCGTTGCGTTGGGGCTGAGGAGCAGCAGTTTCAGCTTCAGCTACGGTGGGCTTAAACCGATCAATACGGTAATCACCAACTAATACAGTCCCGTCGCTGTACATCACAGGACGCGGGGGGCCATAATCATCAGCAATATAAGTATTAGGAGGACGGCGAGCCAGAGACGCTTCAAAAGCTTTCTGCTTTTCGATACGAGAGATCATATCCTCTCGCGACTTGTACCCTAAATTCCGCCAATTTCCATACTGATCATCACTCTGAGGCGTGCTTCCGGCTAAACCAGCCGTCATCATCAGAGGGCCAGACGTTAAATAGAGACCAACGTCAGCAAGTTTTTTAACAGGGTTCTCCTCAGGCAGAACAGCGCTGACGATAGCTCCACCGATCTCAGGCTTAAAACCAATCATCGGACGCACGAAAGGCGCATCCATAGTTTTAAGGGCTTGCCCAGCTAAACGTTTCAGACCAGAGGTTCCCTGGGAAGCCGCTCGAGTAACAGTATTCCTGAGATCCTCGAACCAGCCCATTTAACCTAATTATCCCTGAGAACTAATTATAAGCCAGCTATAAAACCAAATAAATAGGGGCCGTTAGGCCCCAGTAGTCCCCTTGTCCAACGTCCCTAGGCAGGAACTCTGACATTCTAGTCGCGAGGGACGGATTTGAACCGCCCATTTCTGAGCTGTCTGCTCAGCGTTCTACCCCTTGAACTACTCACGCAGCCCGATGCTAAGAGCAGAGCGGGAACACGAATCACTTTAGCGTGGTGTTCTCGTGCGAATAACGAGGATCTATTACCACGCCTCGATAAACACACCGAGGGCTTGCTTCACGGGTCGTTTTTTCCCACTCGAGCACCTCTTTCTGGTGCTCAATGGTGTCGTACTGTTTACCGCGATACGTTAAAACAGTCATGGGTGTCCTGTAACTTCCAATATTGTAAAAATTGGTAGCGCTTGATACTGTATTACTGCTATACAAAACACATATTAAACTGTTAAACCCAGACTTCAGTCGTAGAATTTATGTGTACTCTGCACTCCTCCCGTGGCAAGGGAGTGGAACACACCTGTTCGCGAGCCCTGGAACGGGATGATTAAAGCATCACTGGATGCTATAGACCGACATAACGACCACTACTTAAAAACAAACAACTATAAACACCTAGTAGCTGCACACTATTTAAGACAGTATGTGTCGTATGTAAAAGATATGATAATAGAAATTGAAAAAAATGATTATTTAGATAACATCACTACCACCTAACGGAGATGGACCGTAATAAGGATTACCGCCGGGTAGCGGCGTTCCTTGACGATCTCGATTAAATAAATTCAGAAAGCCTTCTCGATAGGAACGATTAAATCGGTTTGGAATTTCATCAACAACTTCGCCAGTACTTTCCAAAATTTCCTGCCATCGTGGTTTTTGATAAGCTCCTTGTGCAGGTCGTGGAGCAGCTTGAGCTAAAGGACTTTGAGGGCTTGTGAGTAAGAAACGATCTCGGTCTAAAAATTCACCTGGATAAGCAGGACCTGGCTTACGAAACTCATCTAAGTTAAGTTTATTGGGGTCAACGCGAAAACCAGGCGTAGGGTTTTGCTGATTGATCATATATTCAAAAAATTCTTGCTCACGAGGATCACCTAACTGATTAGGAATATTCAACCCTTTGTTTAAATACTGCTCCAAGAAGGAGTACCGGTCTACTTGCCCTGAATAATCGGGAGTGACACCATACCCACGCGGTGCGTCAGTGTGCCCAAAGACATCAGGAGCGTAGTAAGACACCTTTATATAAGGCACAAAGTACTGTATACCAAGCTTAGAACAAAATCTCAGTCAAAAAATAACTAATCTTCGCCTGTACCTCTGAACCATTTCCGTTTTTCAGCGAACCACTCAGCCAAAGTGACGGGATCCTGGGCTCCACTAAGGTAAGTAGCCGGATCAGGATCCCCCAAATCCATTTTTTGCATGAAATCATCTAAAGTCCCATCCTGAAAAGCACCGTGGATACCTTCACGACGTGCTTTACGAAGCATAGCGTCTACAGAATGGTTACATTTAGCCCATTTTTGTATCCACTCCATATCCTTGAACTGAACTTCCTCTCCCTTCGCTATCCGTTGGCAGATAAATTCAACTTTTTGACGCACTTCTGTAGAAAGCATTCGATTGCACGAACCTTTCTACCAGCTTAGGTGTCTTTAAAAGGTTTAAACCGCGTCCACGTGGCGCCGAAAATTTTTTTGATGGGGGTCGCGAGGATCGAACTCGCCTGAAATCGATTATGAGTCGACCGCTTTCACCAGATAGCTAGACCCCCAGCCCTGCCACTATACTGACAATGGACCTTTTGGGGTCAATTTACCCCGCCGAAAACCATAGGTATCTCGCCCGCGTCGTCGCGTAAGCTCTCTATTTAAAAAAAAGAGCGGAAATTGCGGGCAGCATGATGCCATGATGGCACAGTATAACACTGCCGTTGTTGTATCTTACTCTATTGTTTATTGTTTACATACAGCACTGTTTAATTCTTTCTACGGTCATCAGGGGGTAGTTCTTTATTCTTATTAAGATCTGCTCACCGTGTGCTACCATCGCGCGCGTCGCGGGCGCGGTTCCATCTCTTGCGCACTGAGCGCACACAGTGTGCCAATCCGCAATCCGGTTGCAAGGGGTTGACCTAGTGGCCTCGGCGTGGTGATGATGGGCACAAGCCGATCGGGAAGCCGAGAGGCGGAACCTGGACAATCCGACAGCACCACGCCAGCCCCGGCGCGATCCGGCGGTTGATCAGCCAAGGCCTGCGAACCTACGCGTTCCCCCTTGTGCCGATCGCCAACCCGTCACACCATCGTTCCGACAGGCTCCGCATCATGCTGTAGGATTCCAGCAACGGCCCGAGAGGGTCGACGACATAGGACAGCCGTCCGTCAAGACTGACGCCCACCAGGGTGAGAGCAGACCCATAAGGGATCGCACCTGGTAGTAGTGGCTGGCAGTTAGGCGGGCGGGGACCGATACCCTCAGATGCTAGTAATCAGAGGCGGGGTGTGCCCACAAGCTCTCGCGAGCCTAAGCCCCTTGCCCCCACTAGAATCTCCCGCTCACCCGACGATGGCCTGCGAGTCACGTTAAGGGAGGCCTGGAGCTAGTGGCTTGCCCGAGAGGCCCTTGGTCCCATGCTCAAAGTATTTATCTTTGGCAGGTTGTCGATAGTTAAGTCCCCAGACTTGCGAGCTTGTGACTAACGCAGTAGCCCAGTGAGAATCAGATTCCCGGCTATTTGTATCGTTGCAACCTTTATAGATCTGGTGTGGCCTGACGCAATAGCCCGTCCTACCCAGCTCGGGCACAATTTAACTTTCTCAAACGCAGGGATGCTGTGTCCAGAGTATCTGTCCCTCACACAGGTACGCTGGACAAAGCCCGTAGGAGTTCTTTCTACGGTCATCGTCTCTGCAGCCAAGCCCGCAAGCCTTTAATTTTGCAGGTTTGGCACAATTTAATAGCTTTTGTGCGCATAATGTGCGCCATAACTGACTTTAATTTGAGGTCAGTTTCCCGATTTCACTCTTTAGTGGGGCCTGGTATTACCTACCGGGCTCTACTTAAAGGTGGGATTCTTTGTATTCGTGATCACATTTGATCATGGTGCAAAGTTTCGTTTCTGCGTTTGTGTGTGACGCTCTCACTGTGTGTTACGATGCACACTGAGGGCCTCTACCCTCACCTTTTAGTACAGTTTCACAGGTACATCGTATGACTGAACTGACAATTAAGACCAACAATCAGCCACGCCCGCTGTTCAATCCCTGCGAACTTTCGCAGTCTCAGCGTGCCAAACTGCGCCACCAATTTGATTGGATGAGCGATGAAGAGTTTGACCACAACTGTTCATTCTTTCTCTATCGCGGTTGGTATTACAACCTCTCTGACTTCCTGACTAACACTAACCCTGACGGTCCGTTTAAGGGTTGGCACGGTATCGCTAGCGATTCTTACTTCAGCGGAACGCTAGTCAAACTGTGCGGCAACGATGTTGTCGTCGGTCGCTATTGCTGCTGATAACTGTAACTAACACCATCGCAATCTGATCATGACAACCACATTCACACAATCCAAACTCGAATGGAGTGCTTATTGGCAGTGGGATGGTGAGCCTGAGATCGGTGGAATCTACACTCAGGACGTTAGTTTTTACACAGACGATAATTATAAGTTCACTGTGTCATTCCGTATCGGTGAGGGTAGGACTCTTGGCCTACTGTTCGCCGAGGTTATAACTGTTAATCCACAGTTTGAAACACAGACAATGCACTATTGTTTCGGTCAGTTCTACAGAAACTCTGGAGCTAAGGTGTTCACACAGTTTGCACTTGATCACTTTATGCAAACTGAAACGTGGTCTGCGTGCCCGTCGTTTAACTGCGTTGATTACATCAACGGCGACCCATACACCCTCTCGGGTGATGAAATTGTTAGCGACATTGATTGATCATGCAACCGATCCCGCACTTTAACTTCGTTAGTCGTCGCGAGGTTGAGTTTACTCTCGCTGCGCTTAATCGACTCGCACAATCTGGCGAGATTGATCCTATTGAGCAAGACGAGTTTTACAACTTCTTAGACGCTTTTCAAACATTCGCCCTGCAAGTCTGATCACAATGGCTTACACAATCGACACAGTTGCTGCACGCGAACTAGAAGTGTACGCAGTCAACTTCTCATCTGCTCACTACAACACAGTGGGCAAGACTCTATCTAAGTTCTACAAGCAAGGTACATTCAGTCTCGACCGGGCTATTGCTTACATTGAGCGTTATTTACTTGTGCCAGCTGCTAAAGATTACAAACTCTGCTACGGCTCTATGTCTACATCGTGGAACTCTATGTTTCCCAAACCTGAGCGCCTTGTGGCTGCAGAATCTATCGCCCACAGCTTCGTTTCTGAGTTTCGTTTAGGTAACTTCTGGTGATGACTAACAACATCGACGACACTTACATCATCATGGACGATCTCATCAACAAGCAATTCACCATACAGCGTGATGTTCTGGCTAGCTGGAATGAACTACACAAGATGAAGCTCAAGCACGAGGCTTTGTTATCCGAACTGCGCAACGTTCGTGAGCAGATTAAGTATGAATCAGAGCCTTCTCTGTTTGATCAAATGTTCGGCGAAGTAGAACCTAACCGCTAACGCGGGCCAACTCACACAATACCAACAACATCACCATGAAACTTTCCGTCTTTGATCTTCATCGTGGCTGCACAGAATACGTACAACTACCGTCAGGTAGGTGCGTTAATGTCCACGTTGCTCGCTTAGCTAACACCACAGAGGTTCACGTTCAAGCTAACAACGAACAGTGGCCGCAAGAATACAGCGACACGTTTCTACATTGCAAGCGTTGTGTGAATGTGTTTCACAGTGCATCGAAGTCACTAACTCACGAAGACATTGAGTATCTACAGGATCGCTACTTCCGTCCCTACGAAGAACTTACCTTCGCCTGACTATGTTTAAGCAACTCAAAGTAAATCTCACAATCTCCGCTGAACAACTCGAACTCTTGCACTTTCTTCTATGTAACGACCGCATGAGAATCATGCGTGACAATCCAGACTCATTCAACAATCCTGGCTCTTATGCGGAACAGATCGAACAACTGTGGGCTTTAGTTACCCACACTCGTGACAACAACCTAACCGCTGACTAATCATGCAACTTCAAGTAACTGAGATCGAGTTCGACTTCGATGATGAGGATCCTGTGACTGCTGAGTATGCACAGTTTATGCACACTGAAACTATCGGCCAGATCTGGGAAGTCGACGACGAAGATGATCTCATCGAAGAGATAACTTGCGCTACAGGTTGGTGTATCAAGTCAATCAACTACCGTCACATTCTCACCTGATCATGTACTACATCCAACGCCGTTCAATCAACCACAACTACCTAGAAACTGTTGACGAGTTCGAGTCTCACAAAGAGGCTAAAGCCACGCTGCATGAGTATCAAATCTGTGATTACTCAGCCGACTACTACATCAGTTCACGTTGCTGTAAAGCATGGAGGGAATCGTGACACAGACACAGTTTGACAAACTCTACACAGCTATCTACGAAGCTTATGAGTTTGCAGCACTTAAAGATGAGTACATTCGGTCGACTTTAGGTGACGCGCTTGATCACATGATCTTGCTCAAACAGCAGAAACTTATCTACCCAGACAATGAAACAATCAGCCAACCTAGTCCGTGAACAAACTAGAGCAATAGATCTGTGGACACTACTGCACGATGCTGAGCAACTTGTAGTTAATCACGAGTATCTCCACGCTCGTATGCACCAACGTCTACAAGATCTTATGAATGTCGTTGAGTCTTATCAAGAAGCGATTGAGCTAAAGCTTGAGCAAGACAACATCGACAGCGACTACTTAGCTTAACCCGCTAGCGCGGGGCCAACTCACACAATCACTTCAACATCACATGAAACGATTGCTTTTGTTGTTCCCTATGATGTTCATCAACCCAGTTAGTGCTCGCCCAGTTACTGCAACTGTTTACCACGAGTGGTATCACGCGAGAGAAACTTACTGCGGTCAAACTTACCAGCATTGGGGTATTTCAGCTGCTCACCCTTGGCTACCTTGCGGCACAAAGGTTCGCGTTCAGCACAAAGGCCGAAGCCTAACTGTACCGATCACAGATCGCTGTGAATGTAACTCGATCGACTTGTCGGCTGGCGCAGCCTATCGCCTAGGTGTACCGATTAATGGTATCGCAACAGTATCCATACACTACTAGCACAGTGCCTTGACTGTTCCGACAGGCATGGTATAGTGTAGCGGCCTCTCGCTGCATCACATCTTCTACGGTCATCATTTTTGATCATGACAAATCACATTCCTTACGATCTTTACAACTTGAGCTGGCACTCTCTCGCGTATCACTCTCTCGCTCGCTTCAAGCAAATCGTGCGGAACGATTGCACGATTCCTCCAGATGTAGTCGAGCAGATCGAAGACAACATCATCCCTGCCCTTGAGTATCTCGAAGGGTGGGAACCTACAGATGACATGATTCAAACCTACATCGACTCTCACGGGATGATCTGATGATTCAAATTGTCGTTGACGATGAGTATGGCGCACCGTTCGCCATTGATACCTTCCTAACCATTGAGGATGCTCGTCACGCTCTAAATGAGCTGGAGTGCTCTCTTGAAGACTGCATGACACCAGCGCGTGCGCATCGCCTTATACAGGCAATAGATCAACTTAAGACATCCATTGCAGACCATGAAGATGGTGACGATTAACACGAACGAAGGCGCTTTCAAGATCCCTACTAAGTGGATGGGAGAAGCCTTGGCTGTCCACCGCCCAGTTGTCGGTTTCGGTGGCAAACTCAGCAAAGAGAAATGCACCTGGACAATCACTCACATTGAGTCAGGAATGACGGCCGGTAGGTATAACGGCCCTATGAACGAAGCAATCAAGCTAGCTAAGGCATGGGATCTCACGTTCAGAGATGAACTACCTGGCCCCGAACCTGATGCGAAAGCTTGGGTACGCAAAGATCAATGGCTAAACCAAATCCGGCAGTTCAGCCCAATCGCAGCACCCGATTCCTTTGAAGCTGTAGTCAACCATTACAACACTGAATCATGAGAACCATCGAAAAGAAGATGCTCAGCGCAATCATCGAGCGCAAGAACTTCAGCCTGGATAACACTCGCGTTGAGTGTATTAACTTTCCACATCCTGTGGATTCTGAAGATCGCATCATCGACCGCTGCAATGTCTACCTGCACAACAACCTCATCGCCACGGTGACTCCTGACGATGTAACAGTCAACAACTGTGGGTGGAGGACAAACACAACTAAGTCTCGCCTGCACGTTATCTTGCGTGAGTTCTGCGGTGCTTGTGTGTCACAAACTAATTTCGAGTGGTTTCTGACTACACAGAACGAAGTGATCCCCATGGTCGACAAGCAGGATTACACTGTTAGCCGAGTTCCAATGCACTAATGCCTCTGCCTAACCTGCGAACCAACCAACGTAATCTCATACGTTTGGTAGCACAACACGAACACCGTTACCCCGATGAACCCTGCTACCTCGGCAAAGTCACAGCAAGTAGGCAAAACGTCTTTCTAAAAGCTGTTGCTTCACTGGAAGAACGGAAACTTGTAGAAATCGACCGCACAAGTAACAACTTCAGGGCCTGGACAATTAAGCTTCTAGTTCCTCTCGAAGATGTAATCCCTCAGTCCCTCAACTAACCATGAAACTCCTTACTTCCTTACTCCTTTCTTCTTTCGCTTCGTTCCTCATCGCCACGCCGGCTAAAGCTCAATGGGCGATGACTTGCACTCGTGACTACAACAGCTCAGTAAATCTGCGGACACAACCATCAACACGAGCAACAGTTATTGCTTCGATCCCGAACGAAAGTTATCTCCGTGCACTGACTTGGGTATGGGGCGGAGACAAACTGCGCTGGTGGAAGGTTGAGTACAACGGCCTCGTGGGTTGGATGCGTTCTGATTACCTATGCAGATAATTTCTACACACTACAAGGTTTAACAATGACTCAAGAACACCCGATTACTCCGCCGCCTAAGCTGATACGCAAGTGGAACGAAGAAGCTGCCAACACGCCAATGGCAGATCAGCGGTACATCGCCACCCAAGCAGCTCGCTGGGGTGCTGATCAGGAGCTGGAGGCGTGCTGTGCAGACCTGCGAATGGTTCTTGGACCCGACCAAGCTGATTGGCTGCGCTCCGTGCGCCGCCCCAAGCCGCCGAGCTTGAAAGAGCAGGCGCTACTTCAGTTAGACACACTCAACGCAGATTTGTCTATGCACGGGATGGGTTGTGACCTATCTCAGATCCGCCGCGCTCTTGAATCTCTGCCTGAGTAATTACCATGGCCCATCAGATTGAACCCGTTGAATTTATCAAACCTGATTTTGCTTACATTTATGCAAAAGTTGCTCGTCACGTGGCTGCGGCTTATGCCGTGTGCGGCTATGACGAAGATGTGGTGGCAAAAGAACTCGGGTTAGCGATGAAAGCCATTGAAACATTTGAGCACGCAAGCATGACTATTTACTCCGTTGTTCCAAGTTCTGAAGGCCAGTAGTCAACTCCCCTAACGAGATCACTATGTTTCGCAAATTAGGTTGGGTAGCAGTAGGCGTTGGTGCCTTCTTCGTGGCTTCGATCTGCGTAAGTCTCGGGGGCATGGTTGTATCAGCTTTGATACCTGGCCCTTCTAAAGACAAACCAGGGAAACTCGAAGCTGACCCACAGCAGGCGGCAAAATCTGAGTGGCTGCAGCAGCTCGAAGGTGGTGGCCCGACCGCTTCGAAAGAAGCTAAGGAAACACCAGAGGCAGAGGCACCGAAGGAACAACAACCAGCGCCCGAAACTGCTGTGTTTCAACAAGCTGACCCAACACCTGCTGCTGCCCCGCCAGCGCCTACAGTGGGTCCGGGCAACTTCGAATCACCTACCCCTTACCTACCTCCTCCGGCTACACAATCAGGCCCTGGGAACATGTAACTAATGAAACTCAAGATGTACGCTTTAGTTGGATCACTTAGTGGCGTTGTTCTAGCGCTCGGCTTTCACCAAGGGCAACAGTTTTTCAAATCAAGAGAAGAAGTTAGCGAGTATCACCAGCAGATGCTGCTCGCAATGGAACAACCTTTAGAGTTGGGCAGCGATCCGGCTCGAACTTATCCCGATGGTGGGCTACCTCTGGACGCTACACCTGAACCAGGTTACCCAGACGAACCAGGATCTCTACGCCCGTCCATACAGTTCACACATCAACCTCCACCACTTCCTCCGCTATCTAACACACCGTTCCTCGTACTTAAAAAATCATCGCAGTCGATCAAGTCAACTAAGGATCCTATTTGGACACTCCAGCTGATCAGTAAGGATGGAACTGTCCTAGATAGCCTGCAGGCTGTGACGGGTAGAGCGTCCCGACAAGCAGTTAATCGTCACATCGCTGGCACAAAGGCCCCTCTGCCTGTCGGAACTTACCGGATTGATCGAGCAGGAATCGAACGCGGACCCTTCAGCGATCCCGAATTAGGTCGCGGCTATTGGGTGCCGATCACTCCTCTGTTCGCCACAGGGCGATCCGAGCTTGGCTTTCACGTTGATCCTTCCTGGGGCAAACTCAACGGAGAGTCAGGCACTAGCGGTTGTATCGGTCTTGAGAACGTCGACGCAACTGTAAAGCTCGTGACGTGGATCAAGCACTTCAACGTATCCAAACTCATTGTTCAATCGTGATGCGCACCACTTACCAGAAACTGCAGATCCTCGCCCTGATCTTCTCTGCTTCAATTCTGTTGAGTGCTGTGATGCGAGGAGGGACAGTGGCGAAAACGGATTCGATGCAATGCCCAGTTGCCCCCAACGGCAAACTCTATTACGGACCTGGTTGCTGATGAAGATTCAACCTTAAACTCAACCCGAAACCTCCGGCTGCTTGTGACTTCCCCAATCACCATCGTTCTTCATTCTCAGATCAGCAGCAAACACATCACCTACACAAACATCAGCCCTCAAACATTGCTCTCTGTGATCAAGGGCAGCAAGAGCAAGCCGGCTCGTGAGTTAGCAAACCGACTCATCCCAATCTTGGAAGACCTATCCAAGTAGACTTCTGACGCACATCCCTCAGCATGAAGCTCCTCACTAACCTCATCCTGATCTCAATCAGTCTTGTTTCTTTTAGCTCTGTGGCTGCCCACGCGCATCACACCGGGCAACACACCGAAGTCAACCAAGAACAATGTCAGAAGTAAGCTTCACGCTCAAGGACATTCTCACCCTCCGGCGTGCTCTGAATGCTTTGGTTGTAAGGCAGGAACTTAACTTGCTGTCTGCCTCTGAGTCGATGAAAGAAGAGATCACAGCGACCTTGCTGGATCTGCACAACTTGGACATCAAATTACTACAGTTAAAACCTGAATGCTCTCGCTCGCAATAGAACCCTTTGCTCGGTACAATCCGCGTGAAGTATCCTGTACAACACTACTTATCTTTCTTGCCGTAGGGGAGTCTCAAGAGGGGCTCCTTCAGACGGACATAGCCCGGAAGCTGGACATCCCAAAGTCAAGCGTTAGTAGAAATTGCAGCATCCTGGATTCACAAACTCAAAAGGGTGAACCTGGTATGGGCCTCATCAGCAGGGAGCCCTGGCACGCAGATCAAAGAATCAAGTTTGTGAAACTAACAGAGAAGGGTCGCGCACTCTTTGATGAAATTCACAGCAAACTGAGTTAGTCTCTCTGTCAGCTTATTGCTTCTTATGGTGCTTCCGGACTGGCGGATCACAGCTCTCTGCCAAGGTGGAATGATCGAACCGTTCGATCCCACGATGGTCAACCCGGCCAGTCTGGACATAACTCTCGGAACAAACATCTTCGTAGAGGTTGAAGACGGAGGTCTGCTACCTAAAGACATTTCAGATCACACAAGATCTAATCCGTACCTACTGCTTCCTAACGAGTTCATCCTGGCTCAAAGCGCGGAAGTCTTCAACATCCCAGACTTTATCTGTGCTCAGTTTGCGCTTAAGTCATCCCTCGCCCGTGCAGGATTAGAGCACCTGATGGCGGGCTACATCGACCCAGGCTTCAACAACTCTGTGCTAACGCTCGAGTTCAAGAACGCTAAAAGGTTTAGTGCTTTCCCTCTGTGGCCTGGTATGCGGTGCGGTCAGATCATCTTTACTGAAATGTCTGACACGCCTCAGGTTAGCTACAGATACACAGGCAGATACAATCACGATGCCAAGGTAGCCAGATCGAAGGGTCTCCTCTGATCTAAACGGATCTCTGCAGGGAGATCCCGTAAGACTCAGATGAGAAAGATAAAAGTATTTAAGTATGTCCAGGTTTGTTGATAATCTTTTTATAGAAAAAGAAATTTAACTATGAAAAGTTACACATAGTACCCCGCCAAGCGTGTACAGATAAATTTCTGCGCAAGGGTTGACACGGTAAGCTGAGTGATGTACATTGCTCTGCATGGGCGGCACCGGCCCTAAACGTGGTGCGCCTCCTTCGAATCACATCAAATGACTAAGGTCACTACACAATCCCTGGTCGAACAGGGGCGCATCAGTGCAGAGCGTTACGATGCGTGCGACAACGCCCTGGCCGAGCTGAACGGAAGTTTCGGGACAGAGTACGAAGCTGCTCGGAGCAACCTCACAACCATGCTCTGCCACGCAGATCACTTCGGGTTGGATCTGTCCGTCTTCAAGGGCGACGACTCTCTGTTTAAGTTTCCTGAGTTCCGTACGAACATCGTTGTACGTATCGACCGGAGCCCCTCGCCTCACATCAAACTCGACAAGATCAACGACAAGATCGCAGACCTGGAGCGCAAGCTGAAGCTGGCGAAGATCGAACGCGACAGCTTGATTAAACAACTCAACTTGACCGGGGCAGTCGATCTGGTCACTGACAAAATCACCGCAGTCTTCCGTCGTCTTAAGTGATCATGAATAACGAAAAGATCTTCCTGATTCACTGCTCTGTAAGTGCCTCTGTTCGACAGAGCACTCAGATAAAGATGGCAGACCTGCAACTGCCTGGTGCTGTTATCGACGTACTCGAGAAACAACAATCAGTCTCGGTGCGTCCTACGCTCTCTGGGAGATTGAAGGAGTTCCTTAATCTTCTGAGGATCGAACAACGTAAGTTGTACGACGAGTGCACAATCCACAATGGTGACGTTCACTTCCTTCACGAGGACTACTTTGAAGAAGCTATGGAGCGGATCGCCAAGATTCGTTCTGACGCTGCGAAGTACAACGAACAGCTGAACGAACTTTGGCTGGAAGAATACACTCGCTGGTCGAACACAGTCGAAGGCTTTCTCGAGCCGTTGTTCCGTGATGACCCCGAAGGTTTCAAGCTAGCTAAAGAAGCTTACTTAACTATCTTTCCTACCAAGCAGGAGTTCGAGAATCCAATCAGAGTCTTTGTGGTCGGACCAAACCCGATCAGCATGGTTGTCGCCGAAAACAAAGAGGAGCACGCCATTGCCACAGCGATTCAGGAAGCCGCTCTGTTCAACACAAACGAAGTTCTTGAAGCTGCCCGTGAGGGTGCTGCTGATCGGGCACTGGCTAAAGCAGCCGAACTTCTCGATGACTTAGACGTTCGAGTCTCTTCTAAGGTTGGTGAGCGCCAAACCGGCGGAGCTCGGCGGCGCGGTTCGTGGCAGATCACAGCGGAAACTCTGCAGCTGATCACTAGACACTGCCCAGGTTTCGAAGATCTATTCAAACTTTCGGAGGATTTACTCGATGTAGGTGTAAGGCTTCAGAGTGATTCTGCAAAGGTAAAGAACCAAGCCTTTAAAGATTATGCGGATCTGAAGGGCAAGATTCGTAATGAACTCGAAGCAATCGTCAGCTCTCGAAACTCCAGCGACGGACTTGAGTCCTTGAAGAAATCGCTGGCTCTTTCTAATACCTATCGTGACCTACTCACGAAGATAAACACAGCAGAAACACAAGAGCAATTAGATGAGCTCCACCAGGAACTCCAAGTAGAAAAAGATGTCTATCAACAGCGAGCTAAGCATCTACAAACTCTGTTCGACCAACGAACTGAGCTAGTGAAAGCTCAATCAGCAAACCTGGATGATCTGATCAACGAGGTAAAAACCATTGAAGCAGAAACCACCGATGAACTTGACTTCTAATCTGGATCAAAAAGCAATCGTTCTGCTGCTAGCAACGAAAAGCCTGAGTGGACCTTACCGCGACACGCGTAAGAAAAACTTCTTCAAGACTCTCGCCAAGACCCTTTACAAAATCTTCGACTGATGAACGACACTCTCTTTGCAAACCTCCAAGGCTTCCGCTCTTCGCTTAACACCAGCTTCCTGGAACGCGAAGACATTGTTGACGGACTTCTGGCTTCGCTTATCACTAAACAAAATTGCTTCTTGTTTGGATTGCCTGGTACGGGTAAATCCGAATTGGTGCGAGCTGTTTCGAACGGATTCAAAGGATCTCAGTTCTTTGGTTACCTGCTCTCGCCCACAACGGACCCGAGTGAACTGTTCGGCCCGGTGGCAGTTTCGAAGCTCCTAAAAGACGAGTATGTACGTGATGTCTCTGGATACTTACCCAGTGCCAACATTGCATTCTTAGATGAGCTGTTCCGTGGCAGCTCTGCTGTACTTAACTCTCTCCTGACTATCCTCAACGAGCGTATCTTCAACAACGGTCGCGAAGTAATCGAAACTCCGATTCAATCAATCGTTGCTGCTACGAACAGTTTCCCTCAAGAGGAATCTCTTCAAGCCTTCTGTGATCGATTCTTGTTTAGACCGACAGTAGATCTTCTCAAAAAACCCACATCGAAGCGCACGCTTGACGCATGGGCCCTCGGTCTCAAGGACAGACCGACCGTTAAGTCAGATCTAACTTTCGAAGATCTTCAACAGTTACAACAGGAGGTTGTATCAATCAAAGCTAGCGATGAGTTTCTTGATTCCTTCTCGCAAGTAATTGACCTTCTGGCCACGCGGGGAATCACGATCAGCGACCGCCGCCGAGTTCAGATTCTTAAGTTCTTGCGTGGTTGGGCACTTGTGCAGGGAGATGAAGAACTCTATCCAGAGCACCTGCACAGATCCTTAGTGCACATTGTGTACCAAACACAAGACGATGTACAAGTAATTAAGGAAGTTCTAGAGCAAGCAGTACCTACAGCAGAACGTCTCCTGGAAAGCATTAAGCGTGCTCACAGCGGGATCCTGACGGAATACCACGCGGTTCATTCGCAGGAATCTAAAAGCGTAGAGGATCTGAATCGGCTGGTAGGGAAGCTGCGAAAGATGCACCGTGATCTGGATACACTCTCTAACAAACTAGACAACATCTTAGAATCAGGTCAGTATCGAATCAGTGCAGGTGCTAGACAAACTGCTACCAAGCTCGCTCAAGCAATCGAATCCTCCTCTCAATCTGTAGCTACATCCATTTCGAACCTCTCCTCATGAAAACAAACACCGAGTTCCTCCGCCTGATAAACAACGAACCTTTGGTTCTTGCTGTTTCTCCGCTGTCGGACTTTCTGTGGGATGACTTTGTTCGGGACACTCGGCCAATCGTTAAGTATCTGGAGGATCGGTACAACATCAAACAGCTCTCTCGTTTCGGGAAAGAGTTATTCGACTTCCTGTACAACGGCGGTCAATGCACTACGGTCATCACTCTGGATGAAGCTGAAACGTACTTTCGTGCGAAACAGAACGGCCAGAACCCAGAGTTCCCAAAGGGCTACAAGCCTGAATCAGCTTTTTGGGTGAACCTGTTCATTCAAGTGTGTGAGTCACCGGCATGGCCACGGCTGATGGGTCTTTCGGTCGGCGACCAGTTCACTGCAGGAAACAATGCTGTTAATGTACTCAATGAGCTGAGTGAAGTAATCGAATCTCAAATCGAACAGGGGATTCTTGACGTCGCATTACTGGCAGACGCAGGCAAAGAGCTGCAGGATATCCGTGAGCAGTTCATGGCCGCTAAAAAAGAAGGGGACAACGCAAAGGCAGCTCAACTTCGCCAGAAAGGAAAGGAGCTAGGTCAGCAGCTCGAAGAGTCTGTCCAACGAGCAGGTGAAGCTCTCCAGCCACAAGTGGATAAAGCGATTGATAAAGCGCACCAAAGCGCTAAGGACACTCAGGAAGCAATGAGCCAGCTTGCTGGTTCCGAAGCAGGGAAGGGCGTGGCGCTGAACGACCTGGAGCAGAAGCGCAAGCTTGCACGGAGGCTTAGTGCAAACCCCGGCCTCAAGCAACTAGTTCGGAAGTTAGGTGCTCTGCGTCAAGCTTGGGCGGATCGGAAGCGTGCACGTAAAGCACAGACAAAATACAGTGACATCGTTGGAGCGAAATTCTCTGATGAAGTCATCAAAGCGTACCCAGCTGAGATTGCGCTGGCTGCCACAGAGCAAGGGCGGGCCTTGTTTGCTCTCAAGTACAGCCAAAAGACTCTGCTCACTAAGGACTACGAAGCAAAGATCAAAGAGCTCGATAAAGGTCCTGTTGTTATGTACATCGACATCAGCGGATCGATGGCAGGTGAGTCAGAGCTCTGGTCGAAAGCTATGGCTTACGTCATCGCAGAGGAATGCTTGAAGCAAAACAGGGCAACACACATTCACCTATTCGACACGGTGGTTCAGAAAAGTATTCATCTGGAGAAAGACAGAGCCGACAACGAAAAACTTCTGAACTTTGTTCTTAGTTGGACAACGAAAGGCGGAACTTCGTTCTGCTCGGTGATCGACCACGCGCTGACAAAGATCAATTTCGTTGAGAAAGCAGACATTTTGATGATTACAGATGGGAACGCCGAGGTATCTGATTCCTTCGTGCGGCGCCTAAATGCGTTCAAACAAGAGCACGGTGTTCAGTGGAACAGCTTCTGCATAGGCAGACAAGCCCGTGTGCTCAAAGAGTTCAGTGATAATGTGCACACTGTAGATCCTCTAGATGACCCAAGCAGTGCCGAACTGTTTCAAGACGCGATGCGATAAAACACAGCCCAGATAAACCAGGTTTAAATTAGGGGACAAGCGCTGTCTCCTAAGTGAACCGACAAGCTGAAGCAGCCGCTATTAAAAGATTAGAAGCAGAGTATTCTCCTGCCACGGAGAGATTTGAGCTCGAGGATTGGGTAGCTCAACAATTATTCGATACGTACCATAACTTAACTGAGAACCAGTCGGCATTATTTAGGTTCCGAGAAGCAGTTATTATCTATGTCCCAACAACAGAACTATTCAACATAACGAGATTGGTAGATAAAGATATAACAGAACACTGTATTCTGCTGAGCAGCTTTTTACATAAGAATTACGGTGTACGCAAACTTAGCAACAAAGCAGAGGTAGAGATGGCTCTGATGCTGAGCGAGCATGACTTTGAGTTGATGTCGATGCAGATAGTGACGGATATGCTGCACTGGTACGACCTTATGACACTAGCGAACGAAGTGCTGACGAGTAAACCGCATTAACTAAAACCTTAAGATAATCTGAAGTATTCGGCTGGGTGTGCATTGGAAAGATAGGCTTCTCTCGTTCCATTTTTTCATTACATGAACTTCAAGTTCAAAATCGGTGAAACCAGCCTGGACAACAGCGAAGCTCGTGCTCTCTTGAGTGCAGCAGGCCGTGATAGCGCAATTGTCGTAGACATTGCCGAGCACATCGATCCAACAATGATCGACGCCAAAAAGCTGTTCTCGATCAGCGTGGAAACCAAAAACCCCACGCTTGCTTCCTTGGCAGCACGCTTTGCTATTGAAGGCGTCGAGACTCCTAAGAAGCGTACGTATACGCGTACGGACGCAAACCGGATCTCAAGGATTGAAGTTAAAGAGACCTTCAGCCAGCCGGCTCAAGCAATCGACGCTCTTTGTCAGATGAAGAGCTTGAAAGCAATCGGAGCTGCCATGATTCTCGATGGTGTTTCGGATGGCAACAGCCGCACCCTGCGGCAAATCGCCACCAGCTGCGTTAACGGGATGGCCTACCGGGGATCTGTGAGCCCGGACTCGCAGTGCTTCATGGGCTTCGTAAAGGATGGAGACGGACACTACCGCACTCTGAACCAGGGACCGAACATCCCTCGGTCTGCCTGCTACCACGCCTCTCCGATGTATAACGCGGTCCGTGACGGGGCAGCTCTGCTGAAGGAGTGGGGGCTCATCGAAATGAGCGAACACATTGAGTTCGGCAGCAAGGATAAAGATCTGGATGAAAACAGCCGTCAGCTGCGCCGGACTGTTTATGCTGTGACTCCAACGGCGATGGGGCAGAAGGTGGCGCACGAATGGGGCGACATCTCAGATTTCATCAGCCACCAGTGGAGCAGCCGCATCCGCGAAAGAAGGGTCTACGCTGCTTAAAGCTTCATCCAACAACCACAAAAACGGGGCGTCGAAAGGCGCCCTTTTTAAGTCACATGCAGATCCGTTACATCACAAGCAACAGCGAGTACCAGAAAGCTCTTGGGGAACTGCAGCTGATCCCCAAGGTATGCCTGGATTTGGAAACAACCGGCTTGGACTCACACGTGGCTAAAGCTCGGTTGCTTCAGCTGTGTACGACAGAGAATATCGAAAGAACGGTGTACGTTCTTGATCTCTTCAAAATCACTGATACCAGTGGGCTGAAGGAATTTATTGAAAGCCGGGAGATGATTCTCGGCCACAACTTAAATTTCGATTTTCAGTTTCTGCTGTCTCTCGGCATCGACTATCAAGGAAAGGTATTCGATACTTATGTAGCTGAGCGTTGTTTGCGGGCTGGTTTTAAGGAAAAGAAAGTTAGCCCGAAACTTCAGAAGCCATATTTCGATGACGTTAGCTGCTCACTGAAGGCTGTTGTTGAGAGACGACTCGAGATTGAAATTAGTAAAGAACAACAGGTTTCTGACTGGAGCAAACCTGATTTAGACATAGAGCAACTCGAATACGCAGCAAAGGACGTTGATCTCCTCCCCACGATCGCTGCGGATCAACTTAAAGAGCTAGCAGAAGAAGCTCTGCTCGATGTCTACTCGCTGGAATCTAAGTGCGTACGCCCCGTGGCACTGATGTGTCACAAAGGATTCAACGTAGATGTTACTAAGTTAGTAGCCCTAAAGCATACGATTGAGAAAAAGCTAGATGAAGTTACTCTAGAATTCTGCACTAAGCTTGACGACGCACTACCAGAGGATCTAAAGCTACCCAGGAGAACCGATGGATCACTGGCAATTGGAAAAAACCTACGCAAAGAGTTCAACCCCGGATCCGGTGTCCAATGCACAAAGTGTTTCGAAGCACTTGGCATTGCACTTCCAACAAATCCAGGAACAGGAAAGAGCACTCTTAATCAGATCCAGCTCGCGGAATTTGATTCGGATGACCCGCTCCTAAACCTCTACCGAAAGCGCACAAAAATCGAAACTCAACTCGAACACGCAGAAAAACTAATCGCAAATATCAACCCTATAACACACAGAATTCACTCAGGTTATAACCAGTACGGAGCAAACTCCGGAAGATTCACTTCAAGCGGAGCTAAGAAAACAGCGGCCAAGAAAGTTAAAAGTCAGTTTGCGATCAACGCTCAACAGATTCCGAGAGACAAAGAGTTTCGGGAATGTTTCGTAGCCACGCCTGGTTACAAGCTGATCATCTGTGACTTCAGTCAGATTGAGTTACGCCTCGGTGCGGAGCTGATCGGAATCCCTCAGATGATTGAGGCATTTAAACAAGGTCATGATCTCCATACAGTTACCGCTAGTTTGATCTACAACATACCTCTAGAAGAAGTTCAGAAGAACCAGCGACAAGAAGGTAAAACGCTTAACTTTGCGTTGCTATACGGTATGGGCTTCCGTAAGTACAAAACATACGCAGCTCAAAGCGGGAAGATCATTTCCCTGTCTGAGGCAAAAGTAGCTCACACAGCGTTCCACAACGCATACCCACGCCTAAGGCAGTGGCACCGAGAGCGTGCTGCCATGGTCGAAGATGGGTGGACTTTCGTAAGAACTCCGTTAGGTCGCAGGCGTCTGCTTTCTTACTCAGATGCAACCATGACTGCCTGTGCCAATACGCTTATACAAGGTGCCGGTGCTGATATCCTTAAGCTGTCGTTAGCCAAGCTCAACCCTTATCTGTGCGATGAAGCTTACTTAGTTGCCTGTGTCCACGATGAAATCGTTCTAGAGGCTGCAGAAACAAAAGTTGAGTACTACAAGGAAGTACTTGAGCGCTGTATGAAAGAAGCCGCTGAAACGATTTTAAAAGAGGTACCAGCTAAAGCAGACGCTAGCTACGGAGACACCTGGTCTGAAAAATGAGTAACACCAAAAAGCGCGAACGTCCCCTCTCACCAAGCAAGCTCAAAATTGGTGATCGAGTCACATTAGGTATCAAGAACATCACTTGCTACAGTGAGTTCTCTGATCAAAAGCTTAAGGACAAGATCGCTGGCTACGTGAACAACACGCGGCTAGGAACAGTGAAAGAAGTATTTGTCAAAACAAACAAAAGAGGAGACAGGAGGCATTTCGCTTCGATCCTATGGGATGGAATGAAATCGACCACTGAACACGAACAGAATCGCTTGAAAGTCCACGAGGCTTCTGTCGTCGCACAAGAACTAGAGAAGCCAATCAAAGTAGATGTAGCCCCCAAGCAAAGTACAAAGAAGTCGACAACTTCTGTGACTATCTTTAACTTGCAAGTGGTTGAGGATAAAGAAGTATTCACCGCAAAAACGGAAAACGGTTACGTCGGTTGTGCCCGTACAACTAACGGAATCTGCTTCACGTCTGATGTTTTTTCGAGTGCACTAGAGGCAGCTAACAAAGCACGAAACCTCAAGAGGCTACTGGAAAACCCGACAGAGCAAGATTGTAAAGAAACCAAAAAAAAGACAAAAGAAACTACAAAATGTGTAGTCAAGAAAACTAATAAAAAGGTAACCTTAAGGTCGAGACTGTACACACTCGACGAGACCAAGGCGATGCCGCTCCTGCGTTTCCAAGAAGTGTGGGTAATTATTAAAGACTCGATGTATGTAAGTGAGTGCTTAGATAAGGAAAGGCGCAATTTAGTAAGTTACACATCAAATAAAGAGAAAGCTATGTACTTCACATGTCACGAAAAAGCTAAAATGACTATGCGTGTTCTGAAGGGTACGGTAGGTCCAGGGTTTGACCTCAAGAGGTTCTTTATAGAAAATAAGTAGAATCTAAGGACTGAGGACTCCGTAGATGGCAACCAGATACGCAGGTGATTACTTCGGAATTTCCCTGGGTAATTCCGGAGGTGCCTCCTCAGTCCTTTTGGATTACTACCCAGAGCTTCGAAACCCAGCAAAGAAGACTGAGGTGACTCCCACGGCGCCTAGGTCTGTGGGTGGGACAGAGGCCGCAAAGGTATTTACTGGTTTTAAAACCTTTGAAGAGAAGCAGGGACCCAAGGCAGCAGCCCCTGTATTTACAGGTTTCAAAACGATCGAGAAGCCAAAGCGGTGACGCCGAGCGTCTGAACGCTTACGCTTGAGTAGTTATCGGAAAGAGGATAGTGAAACTTTTTAAAAAGCTGTTGGAAGGTCGGTTCGGCAGATGGCTGAATCTTTATCCGATCTTCGCAGCTAACGAGGAGGACCGCAGGCGTATCTTAGAGGCGGCCGACTTCCAGCCAAACGATGTCTACTAGCTATTGCTTGGTACTAGGTAAGGCAGATAGCACTTTAGAGATAGCTTTAGCTGCGAACGACGCTGGCCACGCGCAGGCACAATCCTCCGATATAGCCAGAGCTCTGCAGGCAGATACATTTGCCCTGACATACAAGAGCGTAAAAGAAAGCAAGTTGTCCTATTTATTCAGGCGGCTGGCTACGAGCGATTTCAAGCACGAGGAGTGCGATGAGTGGTGGGGCAAGTTTTGCAACAAGTCTCCAGTCATCTATGCCCTGAAACAGAAATATTACGTGCGTCCACTGATCTTAGATTACTTGGAAATAAATAAAGATGGTTGTGTAAAACCGTCATGCTCAAACTCATTGTGTGTAAACCCTTACCACAATTCTTACAAAAAAATGAAGGCCTCAAAACTGGGGGACGCGGACGTGAATTTGGTACTAGCCTTCTCCAGCCAGGGCGTCCCTGCTAGGGAAATCGCCAAGGCGCTCAACGTACATCGCTCAACGATTTACCGGACGTTAAACCGTGAACATCTTCACACTCGGGCTCCGCGTCACTGATGGCGCCGACACCGACGAAAACAAAATCACACACGTACTCGCCGAGTCCCTTCCTTCCAGCGACAAGCGGGTAGCCACAAAGGTCCAGCTTTCAATGAAAGAGGACCATTACGTCGGCAAGATCCTCAAAACTCTCGAAGAAAATCAAACGATTCTTGCAATCGGGCCAACCAAGACAACACCGGATGGGGTGCTGCAGATGCAGCCCATGCTGGTTGTCACAGATAAAAACTGGGATGACCTGCTGGCAGTGAACCTGTTCATCTCCACAGGTGGTCTCGGTCCTGCGACTGAAGAAACTCAGCTCGGGGACAACACAGTTACTAACCGTTCGCTGGCCTGGCAAGACGAAAAAGGTGAAACCGCTTGGTTCAAGCTGACAGCTTGGGACAGCCTCTCAACTCAACTTGCCGAACTTGCGCCGGGCACACCGACTATTGCTGTGGGTCGCGTAAGTACTTCCGAAAAGGAAGATCGCAAGTATCTTAATTACGGTGTAGAGAAAATTCTCTACCTGCCTCGCAGCAAGAAAGCTGCTCCCGCCAAAGCGGCAGACCCTGATAAAGGTCGCGTCTCTACGGCTGCTCTCGGATCACTGGACTTCTCTCTCTGATTAACAATCATGGTTTTTATTGCTGGCAAATTTTCGGCTGATGAAATTCTCTGCCAAATTCCGCCCCACACGCTCCGAATCGATCTTCAAGCACGCCGTTGGAAATCCGATACTGACCCTGATGCGGCCATCACGGACTCCAACGACAACGGTATACCGATTGAATTCATCCTTCTTGGGTTCACGCCGTATTTCGGCAACCTCGGTATGCGGTCGCACGAAGAGTTTATTCGTATTAGTTACATTGGTGTCACACCTTCTCATCGTCTGCTTCCTCCACGCTGCGTATGCACTAGCATCGTCAGCGGTAAATCGAGTCAAAAGAACTTTATCTCCTACTTCCAGACGCTCTATAACAATCGGATTAACGTTGGTGAGGTAATCACATCGACTAAATTCGTTCAGAAGTCCTTCAATGAGAGGGACCCAATGACGGGGGCCGATGGAGCCAAGATCAACTACAACGCACTGGAATTCAAAGATCGGCCTGCGCAAACCGACGAAGAGCGCAAGCTCATCGAGGATATTGCAGCGTGGCTTGATGCTGGCTCAGGAGATCTGGTGGCATCTGCACTACGTTCTTCTATCCCCGGTTCGAATCTGGTTGAGCTTCCTCTGGGAGAAGACCACGCGGCGATTAAGGAAGCCTTCATAGAGGCGAACCCCAAACGTCTCGAGGGAACAGCGCCTGCGGGTCTTGCGGCTCTGCCAGCTGGTGCAGGTACACCAGGAGCCAAGCCTGAAGCCGCCGAACCACCGGCTCCCAAAAAGGCAACCGCCAAAAAGGAGCTGACAGAAGAGCAGAAAGCAGCTCTCCAAGCAGCAGGTCTGGACTTCTAATGAATTAGTCGTCAAAAGACACCACAAAGGGACGCTGCAATAGCGTCCTTTTTTTTGTGATCACATGTCTATGAGGTCGCCAAACGATGGTAAATAAACACCGTACGCAACACAGTAATCTATGATCTTCTCGAGCAGCTTGCCGCGAATTAGGTAGTTTGCATATACAATCTCAAGAACCTCGCGAGCTTCCTGCGGGTTCAGCTTTTCAAACCCATCTAGAAACGCACGGTGCGTAAAACTCTGCTCAAGAGTCAAGTGTGATTTAAGTTTATCCAGCAACCCTTTCGACATGTCCAACTTCTACACCGTTCCTCGTTATATCTTTGATCCTATCGGGAACAGCAATCTGATCGAAGGTGTGGTTTTACTGCCTTGCGACTTCAGTGGGCAGCTCGAAAAGCAGATCAGAAAGAAAGGAATAACAGATATCAAGTCAAACGATAACGAAGAGAACCTAGTCGATCTCGACTGGTGGGCTACACACAAAAACAGTGTGGACTGGACGATAGCAATTACGCAAGGTATGAAAGACTACACAAAGTGGATAACAGAGTGTGGACTTCAGATCTCTAGAAAAGGTGTGTGCATCTTAGATCGTTTAACGTTCTTGGAGCCCACACGGGCACGAGAAGATTTCTTACAAGATTCATCTCTCACAAACATTAAGATCTTGAGTCCCCGGCCTTCATTTCGTGCCGATGGTACAACTGCAAAAGATCCTGTGACTTCTGCGTGGTTTGTTTTTCAGAAAGCAGGAGCAGCTGCTGTCAATACACAAATAGATTTCGAAGTAGGCTGGCACCGCCCTCAAGATTTAAAGCTGTGAGCAAGCGTCTGTACAAGCAGCTCGATCATTTAATTGAACTTCAAAAAGAACAGAACATCTTATTAGATAAGATCAGTGCGTTGCTTGTGGGTCAGCAGCTTTTAACCGAGTGTGTTGATTACCAGGGCAATGCACGCACCGCAGAAGAGTGTGCAGACATCACTATAGAAAGTTTCTCTGCGGCACTTTGCTTAATGTCTGAGCTCGAGCAGCGCAATAGGGACTATCAGTATCAAAAACAAGAATTCTTCCTCGGTGGTGACGACGAGGACGATGAAGATGAAGACGAAGGAACTATGATCTCAAGTTCATTCTAAGCTGAGAAAGAATTGACACCTTTATTGTGTCCGATACACGCGTAACGGTTAATGGTTTAAGGCACTACGTTTGTAACGGCGTTCCCAAACCTCTACCTTCAGTCACTTCTATTCTCAGCGCTACTCAGACAGAAGCCACGCGGGCAAAGCTGGCTCACTGGAATGCGTTAAATCCAGGAGCTGCTGATGCAGCTGCTACTAGAGGAACTTGGATTCACAACAGCGTAGAAGATTATTTGAGGGGTCTCCGAGTAATACCGTCAGAGCAATACAAACCATATTGGGACGGAGTACCAGAACTCTTAGATGACCTTTTAGAAGGTGGTCGAGTGCTGTGGTCTGAGAAACCTTTTAATCAGCCACGCTGGGCTAGATATGTTGGTGACGACGGTGTCGGTCGTATCCACTATTACGATGAAAAAACAGGGCACGGGTATGCCGGCTGTTGCGACTTGATCTACATGAACGCAAACGCTGAGATTGTCCTCGCCGACTTCAAGACGAGTAACGGACCTTACTCAGCTAGATTCCCGAACAAAAATCAGAACATCGACGAGAGAACTCGAAAGGCTTTGATCTCTGGAGTATTTAAAACAAAGAAGACCAGACTGCAGCTAGCAGCTTATAAAGCAGCCGCAGAAGCTTGCTTAGGAATTAAAATAAGTAAAACACAAATTATTGTCACTACGGCGATCAAAGAATTCAACACTCAGATATTTACATTTGGAGGCGAAGAAATAGAAAAAGACGAAGAAAGTTGGTTCCAAGTTGTCAAACAATACTACGAACTAAACCCGGCAGCGTAGAATCAATCGCACCGGAAGGCAGGCGGGCTCTGGGTTCTTCAGCATTTCTTCGGTTCCAAAAGCCCCAAACCAGGTCATACTAGAAGCGCTCAGCGACAACCCATGAAGTTCATTTGCTCTGTAAACCTCGGGGTGGTCCCTCACCTCCATCCCGAGCTGGGCAAGATCGCTGATGGTGGCAACTTCTCTGCGTTCAACTCGAACTGGGATGCCTGCGAGCTCACCACGGATGAGCTGGCTTCTGTCTTGGGTCAGCAAGCGGGCCTGTGTGCCTGGCATTTGCAGGACGGTAAACGACAGAGAAACTCAACTGGCGTTATAAAAGCTGGACTGATCATTGTCGATATTGATAACCAAGCAGACCATAAAGATCAGGACGGTAACAAAGTACAAAAGCAAGAGCTAACTGTTGAGCAAGCTCTTGAACTTGATATCTGTAAAAAATATCTAACGCTCGGGTATTATTCGCCGTCCACGCGGGAAGACTGGCCTCGCTTCCGATTGGTTTTTGGGTTAGAAACTACGGTCATCAATCCAAGTTTCTACCAGTGGTTCTGTAAGCAGATATATTCTCAGATTCCTGGTTCCGACGTTCGAGCAACAACGGTACCGAATCTTTTTTACGGACCAAAAAATAAAGAAGCTATCTTTGCAACGCCTGGTAAATACATTCCCAAGGAAAAAATCTCGGAAGCCATCAGGGCATTTGCGGCACTGCCTCCAGATGAAACTGATCTAGGTGGGGATCCCTCTGAGTTTTTAAATAAGGTAACCATCCGAGAAAACGGGATGGATCTGGAGAGGCTCGTGTCAAACACGGTCCGGTCCGTGCTGGAAGGAGAGGAGGTCGGAGATCGCAGCTCCACCATGGCTGCTGTTTTCAAGGAACTTTTAGGGTGGTCGAACTGGTGTGAGTCAAATAAAATCGCTTTATGCGTTTCACCCTTGACAGTGGCGCATCGTGCGTTCTATAACATATATGGTTACCCGCACGACATCGATGGCAAGTTCGATCGAATCCTCAACTCCATCCGGAATCCAGAGGAATTACTACCTGCCGTAGCCCTGGCGTCGGAGCTTGGAGAGCTCGGCACTTGGAAAAAGATCAGGCGTATCAGCCGATCTGTTTTTGATACACACGCTTCTGATGAAGTCAAAGAAGCACTAGCTCAAGCAAAACGAGAAGCAGCTGTAAACGCTGTGCTCGATATGTCTGAGTTTGATCTCAGTACACCTGAGGTAACAACATCAAAATCAACAACAAAAACTAAACAGAAAACTGAAGACATGAACACTCCTTCCACGCCCACGCAGCTTGTAAACCTTCAAGGTGGGACTAAAAACAGAGAATTCTCTGAGAACGATGTTGCTGACATCATCGTCACCAACCAGGGAGATCAATTTATATACGACAGCTATTTAGATCAGTTCTATCATTACGATGAAGATCAAGACATCTGGTATCACCAGGATGAGCAGCACATTAAGCGCAGAATCGTAAAAGCTCTTGATTCGTTCGTGACTGCTGGTGTGCTCTCAAAGTACAACGCGGCCATGATCAACAGCGTGTTCTCGATCCTGAAAGCCAAGCTGCTCCGTTCAGCTGATGGAGGTCGTCGCAGTATCTGGACAAAAGCCCGTGGCTACATTCCTTTCCGAAACGGTGTACTAGATACAACGACTCTGGAGTTTGAAGAAGGTCGGCATAAAGAGCTTTATCTGCGTCACAAACTACCCTATGAGTACGATGCTAAAGCTCAGTGTCCTGAGTTTATGCGCTGGATCACTTCTGCGCTGGATAAAGGGCAAGAAGTTTTAATCCAGGCTTTCGCGCGAGCACTCCTGACTGGCTACACAGCTGGTGAGAGATTCCTGCATTTGGTTGGCCCTGGCGGTACAGGCAAGTCAACGATGCAGCAGCTCATGGTGGCTCTCGCTGGTTTCCACGGCACTCACACGTCGAGCTTGGAGGTCATTGAAACTAATAAATTTGAAAGCTACAACCTGATCGGAAAGAAGCTTCTGCTCCTGACTGATGAATCCAACTACAACCGGCGGATGGACGTCCTCAAGAAGCTGACGTCAGCTTCGGACACACTGCGTGCAGAAAGAAAGTATGGAAAAGAAATCATCAGCTTTAAACCTGAATGTTTAGTCTGTATCGCAAGTAACGAGCACATCACATCAAACGATTCGAGTAGCGGCCTGGAGCGTCGGCGCTTAACAATCGTTATGGATAAGGTCGTAGATCCCAGTCTGCGTAAAGAACTTATCAGCGTCTTCGACGATCGCATCGAAGGGGCCTTTGTTCCGGAGATGAGCGGCATTGTCACGTGGGCTTTATCAATGCCTTACGCAACGATGAAGGATGTTCTGGCGAATCCCACGAAGCACGTTCCGTCGCTCAATAAAACAAACATCGAAGCACTCCTCTTCAACAATCAGTTTGTTGCGTGGCTGCACGATTGCTGCCTGTACGCACCCAACAGCATCGCCCCTGTGGGACAAGGTGCACGGAAGCCAAACACTGATGAAGCGGAAAAGGGTATGTATGTAGCTAATGCTTACGGTGCTCTCTATCCGAGCTATGCCAACTTCTGCAAATCATGTGGCTACAAGCCCGCCGCAAAACATCGTTTTGTTGAACGGACTAAAGAAGCTATGACGAACATTCTGAAAATACCAAACGTAAAAGTAGTGTTAAATGACGGCATTCCTGGTATAAAGGGGCTTCGGATCAAAGCTTTTGACTTACAATCCGATCGCGCAGCTAAAGGACCTGATCGACTGCCCTCACCCGTGGAGTTCGCTCAGGACATGAACAGCACTCGTTGGGACACAGCTTTCCAAAAACATGACCCGGTCAAACCCTAATCTGGCGATCGCCCTGGCTGCTACTGCTGCAGTTGGGATTACCACAGCGATCACGGCTCCTCAGTTTGTCGGAGCTTCTCTGGCTTTTGCTGGTGGTTTAATCGGCGGTGCTGGGCTGGGGCGCGAACGTGTGCTCCGCAAGCAACGTACTGACGAAGTTGCAACACGAGTGACGTCTTGCTTCACTGCCTTGTACGAAGCAAATCGAGGGGTCGTTGATCCTGCTCAGCTTGGACTTCTCGCAAACATCCCTGGAGATCGAGCTCACGCATTCTTGAACGATCTGGCTGAAACCACGAACGGTCAAAAAATTACAGTACGGCAGGGTGGCGGCGTTATCTTTGCTTTCCCGCATTCCCAATCAGCACTCGATGAGCTGACTGCGAATGCCCGGAAGTGGGCAGAGGCACAAACACAACAGCTGGCTGCGGAGTTAAACCAACACAAACAAGCTCTGCAGTACATGCAACTTCAACAGGCAGCGGCAACAGCTCCTAAGTCTCCAGCTCCCATTAGTGAAATAAGTCCTTGGGAGAATGTAAATCCTTAAAACCACTAACATTTTTGTGCAGAGCGGATCTGACAAACACATTTTTTTGAAAACAAACTTGTTTTTAGACATACCCTTAGCTCTACACACTTCTCTTTCTCATGACTGACTCTCGCTACCCGTACACATACTCTTGCGATTTCATCAGAAGCCTTGGCCCCGTCTCAACTGGCGGAGTTGTCTTGAGCCGCTCCGACGCTTCGCAGATCCGCCAAGGCATTGCCAAGGCTTTGGGCATTGAAGACGACGAGTTAGCACGCAAACTGGCTGATGCGCAGCTTGAGAACCAATCCGACCCTGCAGAAGCGAAGCGCCAGGCAGAGCGTCTTCTTCTTGCTTGCGGGTACACCCAGTAGTCAACATCACTTCTATGACCGAACTTTCACCCGCCGCTGAAGCCGTCCTCGATGCGGCGTTGCCTCACGTGGTTCACCGCTACTCCGTCGCCGCCGCCCTGCGTGCTGCTGCGGATCAAGGAGAGATTTTATTTGATGCGTATGACAGCCCGGTCCAGGCTGTGACTGTCGATGATCTCCTGGCCATCGCTGACGAGCTTGAAGCCCAGTAGTCCGATCAACTAACCATTTTGTTGGTGTCACCAAAAAGGTCCCCTGCTACACTCAATCTCGATAGAGCCTGAGCCCCTGTTCCGTCCTTATGAGGCGGTTCACGCTCAGGCCATCAACAATCTCAATGTTTACCGTTTATAAAGAACTCAACTAATGGCAAAAGGACTTTCAGCTGACGCATACGCTGTAATCAAAAAAGCTCATGAAGTTGATTGGTGCAATAAAAAGGCTATAGCTGCTGTCCTCCGAGAAGTGGCTTACAGGCTGAGCTTCGGCCACGCCACAGGTGACGGAATCATCTGCGAAGACGATCTGCGAGCCTTGGCTAATGAACTTGATTCTTACGAAGAGCTAATTGACGTAACCCCAGTAAACAAAGCTACTGAGGAAGATACCTAAGGAAATCCCAACCCTTAAGGGATGGATCTTCGGACGCCCTAACTGCTTTCACAACAGTAGGAAGCTCGCGGGCAAGGCGGTAACCAATCGATCTAGCAATCTGGCGGTGCTCAGCCTGAGTATCATCCTTGCCGCGTAAACCAACATAATGCAGGAAACTACGCACAGTGCCACTCATGTGCATACGAGTGGGTGTGTACAAGGGCAAAACATTCCTTGCGCACTCACGGGCCACGCCGGCATCGAGCATCTCCTTATACAGCCCCTGGATCTGATTATCGACGATCTCAAGTCGCTCCCAGAACGACTCGCACATATAAACCGGCAGCCGGTCCACGCTGCTCTGACGGTTCTTAGAAGCTTGGAACCTCAGCTCAAACTGAAAGGGTTTCTCTTCTAAATCGAGTGTTTCGTTAGGCTCACAGTAACGCTGAGACAGTTCTTGAAATACAAAGCTCCTGTGCCTCAAGACTTGAGGTGAGATAGCTCGAGTTGTACTGATCTCAAAGCTGGCCGAAGCTTGCTCGAATACACTATGATGTCCATGTTTGATACAGTATACTAAAAGTTTTTCATACTCTTCACGATCAGGGTTTTTTGTGGAAACTCTAGCGTGTCGCGCAATTACTCGTTCTGCTTCTGGAGTTATCCAATCTAATTGAGCAGTATGGAGTTGCATGAGTTGTTTGTACAGATGTGTGGGTCTATTGTAGTGCGTCTATATCGATCCAGTTAGCATCCCAAGCGTCTTCGGAAAAATATTGAAGCACACCTGCCCACCGGGCTTCGGCCGCTTCCCGAAGAGTCAAATATGTCCCTAAATGATATGTAATACGATTTACTTTTATAGTAACTTTGTACCTCTTCTCTCTTTTATTCCAATACACACCGCGCACACCAGTCTTATTATTTTTATTGTGTTTTCTATTTTGCATTTGTATACCTTTTGTAGAAACTCTTAAATTGTCTAGCGCGTTATATAACGAGTTAACGTTTATGTGATCTATCTCAAGAGGGTATGAATCAATTTTATTAGACATAAAATAAATAACTCGTGCGACATTTAATCTTTTATTGTCTGCGGTTACGTACCACTTAGCATGTCCGTGGGCGTTAGTACTTATAGACCCAGCCCAATCCCCTGCTTTTATTCGATTACTTGTACTAACTCTCCATTTCAAGCCTGATTCTTTATCAACTTTCAAAAGGCAAGGTCGAGAAACTTTAAAAAGCTCGTGACATCTCTCGTAACTAATGCCTAGAGGCTTGATACCTGCCATCTAAAGCCTGCAAGAAGCAGTTCGACTATATCAGCTCTTAGGAAAAGCCTGTTGATACCTGAGACGAGCAGTAATCTCGCTCGGGTTCGATACCATTCGAGCGAGGTCAGCAGGTCCCAAACCGAGACGCATCCCAGCCATGCGAACCTTATCAGCATCCTGGTGCATCATTTTTTAATTTTGACAGGGAGCTGAAGAGGTAAGGTTCCTGCTGTGTTGAGATTCTGCGGGATCATCGCCATCGTCGGATCCATCGCATTCAGGAAGTTCTGCTGCGGAACCGTCGTCAGAATCTTCAACTTATTACGCATCTCAGGGTTCAAGGTGTTCTGGGTTTTCACCAGGTATTCACCCTTGCTCATATCAGCAGGCCGCTCCGGGATCACTAAGTTATCCCTGTGGTTGTAACCAGCAGGCCCTGTCAACTGCTGGCTAGGAACGATATTGCTGGCCTGGACATCTGTAGGTCCCACGGGCTCCCGTGCGTACTCTCCAATATCGTGCTGATACTGAGAATATACTCGGTTGATGTTGTCTAAACCGGTTGCCCGGTTCAGCTCAATCATCTCAGGAGTGTTCTGATACAGCGAGGGGTTACCTGTAGCCAAGCTACCGAGTGGTTTCACTCGAGCAGCCATAGGGCCTAAGCCACCGGGGCGCTGTAAGAAGTTTTGGCCGTTCATAGTTTTATCTTAGCTCAATCAGGTTTCCTAGATCTATTTCTCGAAGCGTCCATTACCCTTAAGTTAGAGGGCGAATTGTTGTGCGGGTTCCGATCTTTATGGTCGACATCTTTACCATCACCTTTATGGACCCGACCTTCGCGTTCCATAAAGCGCCGCGCTTTATTTCTAGCTGCACGGCGCTTCTTTACTTTCTCGGTACCATCGTAGTTACGGTACTCTTCCTTATAGTCTCTCTTATACGCCATCAGCTGACTAAGTTTTTACAATTCTAAGCCAGCACGGAACAACTCAGCTACTTCCATGCCCCGCATGGTAACCAGGTGCCGAGCAAACTCAGCCAAATCGGACTGAAAACGCTGGAAGAGCCCGGAGTACAGACCGTTATTACAGCCATAGAACTCATAAAGCGCATCTAAGAAATCTGCCTTGCTTTGCTCATCAGTAACACTCCAGTTATCCAGAATCTTCTGATAATCGAACTCAGCGCCGACAGAAACCATGGCTCGAGGGAGAGAGTACGAAGTCTACCTCAGCTAGCCAGGATTACCCAGCCACTCTTAGGCCCTTCGACAAGGAATCGAGGTCCCAAGTTTTTCTTGGAATACAAGCGGTACTTCCCATCAGTAGAAACGTAAGACCCACCAATCAGATCGAGATCGCCGAAAGGATCATGCACCCAGAGTTTCTGGCGGTCTGCGGTGATGCCCACGCAGCAGATCCAGTGGCCGCCTCCAACAGGATTGGAGACCGGACCTTTGTGGAGGATGCCCATCGGAACAGGGATGCCTCGCTTGAGTTGTTGCTCGACGGTATCCCAGCTCGCATTCTGGACAAACTTAGCGTCGACACCAAAGTGCTTCAGAGTGTCCAGCTGAGCTGTAGCCGATGTGGTATCACCGTACTTATACACCTCATTAATGTACTCATCGTCAGTCTCAATTGCGTCAGGATCGAGAGCCGCCAGGAGCATCGCACAACTGCTAGAGAAGCAGGTGCGCATGGGATCTTTCTTGTTATCTCGTTGAGAGAAGTAGGGAACAACTAGTTTGATCTCACCGTCTGTCTTAGGTGGTGTCTCCTGCGTCTCTAAGTCGTTAATAATCTTCCAGTGATCCGGGAAGAACCACCATTCAACTTCCGGTTGCTTTTCTAAAAGCACTCGTTGGTGGGCCTCGCCGGCATACATCCTGATTTCAGTCCACTGCCACGCGCTGCCCTTAGGGACAAAAAGCTTCTCCTCAGCCTTCAGGGTGCTGGAGTCAACAGGGTGACGCTTGAGCCAAGTATCACGCTTCGCAAGGAGAGACTTAGCCAAGAGAGGATGCTTCACCTTCTCTAAGAATAACTTTTTCTCCTCTTCCCGGCGCCTAACCAGGCCAGGGACAGCTTCATCACTGCCGGCTTTGACCCATCTGGCGAATTCACCTGCTACGACCTTGCGATCAGCTCCATGATTAAGCAGACGCAGCATTGTGCTGTTGACGAACGCTGTCGGCCCGACATTAAACGTAAAAGAAACTAGTGCATCATATTCATTCTGATTAAGTTTTACGCTTACAAAACTACTGACTGTCTGCTGCGCACTCTCGGTGTCGGCCCACAGCAGACGCTCAGCTTCCTCTTCGGTGATGCGCATTCCTGGTTGCACATCAGAACCAGTATGCCCATAGCCGATAGTCAATACACCGGCAGGACAGACATAGGCTGTCAGCCGAATACCTTCAAACTTTTTGATTAAATCTATCCCCTTCTGCGAAATACGCATTTGTCAAAATCTGCCTGTATTTACTCTGGCAGAGTTTGACAATATGCGGCGTGAAATTTTAATTAAGCGGCTGTAATTGTAACCCGGTACTCAGTCTCACTACGACCGGTACGGAACACATAGAGAGTAGCGGTGTCGCCGTTGGTGACGCTATAAGTGAAGCTAGAGCTGCTGCGACGGGTGATCTTAGGGGCCTCAGCTGTGCCTGCCACGGTGCCGTCAGCTTTATAGACTTCCACTTTTTTCACAGCAAAAGCTTCAGCATCTAAGGTGATAGTCGCGGTGCCAGAGGTACCGAAAGTCAGGCTAAAAACGTCTGCCAGACCTAAGCCGCCATCACCAGCAAAAGAGCGGTAGTTGCCGATGGTGACGTTATTACCGTTCAGAGTGCGAAACTGGCCAAAACGAGTAATCCCTTCAGGGGCGACTCCCGTCTCACGATTGAAGGTAACTTCGGCCATGGCTAAATTGGAGACACCTCGATATAAAGATTCTAAGGTATGTATAACAAAGTAAACGCACTTATCTACGAGCTGATTACCTTCTTATGTAGGTTTTATCCACTAAAACAAAAACCTTGGATCAGACGAATACTGGATTACTGCCGCCCAGATTGGGCTGCTTTTAGAGCTGAAGTTGCGATTAAAGAAGTCGACAAGCAAGTAGAAGCGCTCCACGAAGCGTGGGATAAGGAAGAAAAAGAAAAACAGAAGCCTATCTACACCGAACTTCCGCCAGACGGAACTAAGGCGCAAGAGCTCTTAGGTGGTGAGATGCGACTCAGCGCCCCTTGGACTGTTGAGACTTCTGATAAGACTGAGCCTTCTTCTTCGCACGAACGCAATTAGGTACGTTCCGGCCGTCCTTCTTTTTGTAGCCTTCCTGAACGTAACCGTCCCAACAGGGTCCTTGCTTAACCATTGTTCTTAGATTGCTTGTAGGCACGAGCTTTTCGACCAGCCCGCTTGGCCGCTTCCGTGTTTGCGACCTGAGTGTTCACGGGCTTGCCACGGGTGGCTTGTTTTTTCTTCTCGTCGGTCGCACGACGCTCTTCCGGGGACAGCGACGCCCAAGCTGCCCGAGGTAAATACCGCTCAGTACGGCCTTTTTCGCGTGCTAGGTCAGCCATTACTGGATCGGGCCTCCATAAAGCCAGGCGTCACAGCTTCGTTTAGCTGCGCACTTGAACTTGAAAAGCTGGCAGTAACCTAAGTCGGCTAACTCCAGAACATCACGCGGATCCGCTGCGTTTGTTTCGTTTATACCTTTAAGTATGCACTGTTGGATTTGTGGCGACTGATCAAACGCCGCGCAGTTACCGCAGAGGGCCGACTTTGCGTGCTCGATATCTGTATTCCACAGGTCAGCTTTGTGCTCCCAGAAACCAGGATCCGGATAATCTGGGTTCAGAGGCCCGTAAGCAAACTTATCAATAGTCCAGTTACGATTTTCTGTGTTCTCCTCAACGTCTAACGTTGCCGTAGGGCAGCTGGGAGACTTTGAAGTAATTTCTTTTTCAAGAAATACCTGAGAGCGAATAGGAGTACTTGGTTCCATCAGGACTCACCGCCTTTTTCGTACTCTTCCCGAGTCTGCCAATCTTCCTTAGACCATTTGCTCAGGCGGTTTTCAGAAGACTTTTTGCCCTCGTAACGCCCACCGGACTCCTTGTAGTACTTCGTTGCCAATTGCATGGCACGTGCAGAATGGCCGCCAAGCTTTTTCCGTGCTTTAGCTTTGGCTCTGGCCCACTTTTCGGGATCTTTTTTCTGAGCTACTTCAGCCATCAGTCCCGACCTTCCGTATTACGTTCAAACTTACGGCCGGCTTTACGCTCTTCTTTATATTTTTTGGCCCGCGTTTTGGCACGCGTAGCTTTAGACATCTCGCCGCGCCGATCACCTTTTTTAGTCGCCTCCTGGGTGCCTTCTTTCAGGTCGCCGGAGCGCTGAAGTTGCTTGGTTGCGATTGCATAAGCCGAAGATTCCGACATCTTCGGATTTTCTTTCATAATCGACTTGACTGCGTCGTCGAGTATGGCGGGCATAGATATATAAATGCTCTTAGAATTCTACTAGCTGGATTAGAACCATGATTAATCATCTTACGGAAAACTGGACCGAAATCGTAGGTGTTTTGGCCGCTCTGCACATGCTGGCGCTAGCCATCGTCAACGTCACTCCGACGCCAAAAGACGATGAACTCTATGGCAAACTGTATAAGGTTATCGAAGTAATTGCTGGTATCATTACCAAGCTGGCTAAAAAATAATTAGGCGGCCACGGGGCTCGGTTCCCAGTAAACAGGCACTAACGAAAAAGGAGCGTCTTCTTGTTGGTTGACCCAACACAGAATACGCTCCTCTCTTTCTGGTGTCCAGAAGTACTGAGACCTGTACCAGGTGCACCAGTCTTCTGAACTTTTAAGGATGTTGCAATCGCCGCAGGCTGCGATGAGGTTTTTTCTAGTGGTAGCTCCCCCACGGGCTTTTGGCACAACGTGATCTAACGTTGTCGGATTTTCTTTACCGCAATAAGCGCAACAGCCCCAATCCTCAAATATTTGCTTTCGAAATCTCTTTTTGGCAAACCGCTTCTGTAAACAAGAAAGGTCAAAAAGAAGATCCCGTTCGCTCACAAGTGTGAGTGCGGCTACACTTATTCTACCGAAATAATCGTAATTTACAGCTCGGCACTATCCACATCTATTAAAAAACAATCTGTGAGTTTGTAGTGCTTCCTTTAAAGTTTAAATAATCAAGTTTGTACCGGTCTCGCCAGAAGGAGCTGGTTGCGCGGGAGGCCATTGGGGCCAGTAGCTGTAGTCTGTTGTAGATCCACCGGATGGAGTTGCGTAAGTTATGTAATTAGCAAGTTGGTCCGTGGTTTGAGTATTTCGAATTTCTAAAACTTTTGTTTCGCAGTAAACACGGATCTCCTGGCGCCAACTTTTAAGTCCACTCGGTACTGGAGTTCCGTTATCTGTTTCCCGGATAACAGTCCAATCGGACGGAACTAAAATAGTATTAGCAGTATAACGAGTTTGATCAACCCAACCAGATACTAAAACTCCATGATCTTTGGGGATTAGAGTACCGCTTGCGGTATAACCCCAATAAAACCGTTGATCGTAATACGGAGGATCTGGTACTTCAGTAATTCCAATCGCTTCGCGCTCCTCGACAGAGGAAAGACGCAGCCAGTTAGCTGGGTACTGAATACCGTTATGAGTAAAAGCCTGATCAGGAGACAGAGGCTTACCGTCTAACAGAAACATAACTCAGCCTTTTTTGTAATTATAGCCTACAACAATAAGTTGACTGGTGCTAACCTCTGCCCACGCTGTAATCGTGTTAACTACTAGCGGGCGCGGGCGTATTGGAAGGGGTTTTCTGCGAAGGCAGCGTATAAATACGTATTGGACGCCCCATTGACCAAAATATTACTGGATCTGATCTTAAATCCATTCGAAAGAATATCAGTGCCATACGCTGCGTTGTCATCTTCGCCCAGATTTAAGTTGGGGAACAACGCACGAGAAGCAACATTGAAAGAAGAGCGTTGCGTATCCAAAACTAGCCAGTTGTTTGTGTTACTGGCGGTGTAGTTTTTGATCATTATCCATCTTGGCCTGAATCCTGTATAAACAAACGCGCCATCGGTGGTGCCAGTGCCAGTGTAACTGCCAAATGCGCTGTACCCAGCTACTGGGGCAAAGCAGTAGGCGACAAAAGTTCCGCCCGAGCCATTCACGTCTCCTTCAGAACCAAGGGTAAAAACTGTTGAACTCGGTGCTGTATCGTTAAACTGGCCCGCAGACCTAAAAGCTGCAGTAGCTGTAAAGAAAATTCCATTAAGCCACGTTAGGCTGGTGTGTCCTATGTACCAGTTTGTTGATGTGCTTCTCCGTTTGATAATGATCATGCCATTGCTGAGGCCGACTAAGCCGCCGTGCCCCACAGTTGCTCCAGCGGAACCTGTCCCCGTATAAGTAACAATCGAAAAGCCTGCACTAGTATTAGCCCTCACTTGCGAGCTGATCGTGCCGCTAGTGTTGGTGACTGTTGATGAGCCGGCGTCCCAGCACCATCCTGCAAAGGTGCCGTTGTTTACATTGTAAGATGAGTTACCTCCTAATGAAAATCCATCACTCGTAAAGGCGGTCAATCCGTTGACCTCGGTAGTCTCTAGATCAAGTTTGTTGGGTCTGAGTTCTTTTGTGGCACCGCGAACTACATCAGTCATTAAGTGGTCGTAGGTGCTGCTGCGCGATTTAATCCAAACTAGATCCGGCGAGAATCCCAGTCCAGAAATCGTCCTCGCTGCACCGGTGCCGGTGTAGAGCGTCACATCCATCACCGTGTTACCTTTGGCAATCGTCGGCGTTGGCAGGTTGGTGTCGCACAGAGCCTTGAAGCCGCTGGGGGCGGTGTAGGCGAAGGGGCGTTGGCCGAAGTTGACCCAAGCCGAGCTGCCGCCAGAACTCAGCGCGGGGAAGTAATCATTAGCTGGAATGCCAGAGAAGGTATAAACAGACGCACCGTTTTTGTATATGGTTGCTGTACCAGAGTCCGCGTTAAAAGCAACGCCAACAACATCGCCAGCAGCGTATGTAACGGTAGAGCCCGACGCAGTAATACCCGCGCTAGAACGACGCCCTCCTGTGGTGTCTAAGCCAAAATAGGCAGTGCCGCCTGATCCGATGTAGTCTTTACCCCAATCGCTTGTAACAAAGCCAGTGGTTATCCCGTAAGAGATAAATGAGTCTATTGACGCTTCAAAATACCATTTGCCTGTCCGTACTCCGAACGTGGCAAAAGTTCCGTAGTTGGTACCGGCACTTGCTAGCGATAAGTTGAGATTGCCATTGCTAAGGTTTGCGTTCGAGTCTCTGTTTAGTGGATTAAGCGTGCAGTAGTTCCCCCTCACCTCCCCACCAGCGCCTGAATCACCGCCATAAGAAGTTGGGCTATCTACCAGGGAATCGTTGCCTACACCAGCGGTGACGCTGAGGTTATTGGGCGTCCAGTTATTGCCGTTACCACTGGTGTCTTTACCTAGCGTGGTGGCGGTGTTGCTGCTGTTATCCGCAAACTTGAGCTGGAAGCCGTTGTTGCCGTAGCTGCCGTTGTATGCCTTGGGCACCCACTGGCCGGTGGTGGCGTTGGTTTCAGCGAAGCTCGACGGGGTTAGGGCTTGGCCATCGATGAAGTGGATGTCAGCAAGATAGCCATTGAAGAACTGAGCAGAATTGCCGCCAATGCGATGCACGGCCGCCGAATTGATTGAAGTATTTGTAAAAGTACCACTAGCGACGCTTACATTGTTGACGTAAATTGTATGCAATGTGCCGCTTTGCGTAAAAACAATATGATACCAAGCGCTAAAATCGCGAAAAACAGCATCTGTAAGCAACTGCTGAGTCCCTGAAACAGTCATGCTCAGGAACTCGCTATTGAAGCGCCAGCAGTTAGAAGAATCGACGCCAAATATGTGCTGTGCTCCAGAAGCAGATGTTCGCTTGCACCAGAATGAAAAGGTGTAAGTGCCTTGGGATGTCGGGGTGCTGAACGTGCGACTTAAGCTAGTCGAATCCGCCGAGTTAAACCGCAACGACCGGCTGATCTGATACCCTGTATCTGCCGCAGAACCTAAAAGAAGCTCAGAACCAATAATACTCATGATAAGTTACTAATAAAGGCAGCAGCAATATTAGACGAGGTGCGAGTTGCGTATGCAATTACGTCAACACCAGAAACAGTGGTGGTTAAAGTTGGGGGTGTTCCGTCTTTAAAGTCCCACTCAGATGCGTAGCTGGCTGTGCGGCTACCAACGGAATCTTGTTGAATATAGATTACACCAGACTGACCCTCTTTTAAATCAGAGGGAGTATTTAAAGTCGAAGTTCCTCCAAGAATCATCGAAAAGTTATTGGCTGCCGAGAAATCAAGGGTTACCGTCCCACTAACGAGACCCAGACCACTAACCACGCCGCGCTGGGCTCGCTGGAAAAGCTGTACTTTTTCTAATGTTGCTTCGGTTTGCCAATTGATCGGATGGTTTGTATAAACCTCTACCCCAGATGTAACAGTGTTATATCGAAGGATGCCTAAATTTCCAGCAGGTCGTTGACTATTGTCTCCCTGAGGTATGTCAACCCCTCTAGATGATGTAAAACTGGCGACACCGCTAGCGTCGACTTTAAAGACTTGAACACCGCCAGCTGTAAGTGCTAGTTCATCAGTAGCACTAAGATATAGACCTGTATTAGTGTCGCCCACGCCGATGCCTGGCGACGCGGCAGAACCAGCAACAAATACAATCTGTCCAGTTGCCGTATCTCCGCTTCGAATTAAACGAGTATCGGCCGAAGATAAAGCTGCATTACCGGAAGATAAAGCAGTCGAAGCAAGCGATAAAGCTGAATTACCACTTGCAAGTGCGGTTTGTGCAGTTGTCTGAGCAGACGCCGCATTAGTAAGAGCTGCGTTCCCCGAAGCCAACGCCGCCGTACCGACAGTTAAAGCAGCATTACCCGATGCCTGAGCTCTCCCGTCTATACCAAGTTGGGCAGAATCTCCAGTTTGAACCCAAATTAAACCGCTGGGATTAACAGCTAACTCAACATCTAAACGAATATTTGTACTTACATCACCGCCGCCGGCTAAACCGCTTCCTGCAGTTACAACACCAGCCGAGACTCCAATAACGGAATCACCATCAGGTAACTCAGAAGTTAAACCACTGACTAAAACTAGCGGCCGACGCTGAGCCATGATTTAAAACCTCTTTAGTAAGTATAACTCAGGGTACGAGAATGACGGGCGCTGATATTTCAATTTGAAGTTCAGTCGCACTTACAGCTGTACCTAGAATTACAAGTGCACCATACCCACTTGCTGCAACAACTGTACCAGAGCTAGTGGCGTAACGAGTTAACTTACCTTTGTACTTCGAAAGATAATAAGTATCGCCAGGTACTAAAGAAGATTCGCCAATAATATTTGCTGACGACACCGTAGCAGTATCATCAAGAATTATACCGACAGTTGCGTTCTGCGAGGCAGAAGTAGCAGTAAGTCCCACTGCATTATATTCAGCGGCAGAAGCACCAGAAGCAGCAGTCGCGGGTACAGCCCACGTGCCGCTCACAAAAACAACGTCACCCTGCGCCAGATCTTGCGCAGCCAACAAGTTCTGTGTGCTACTTAAAGTGGTCGAAACACTAGACCCATTAAGCAACCAAACTTCAGTACCGTTCGGGGTATACGAGGTGTAGCGCCGATTAAATAACGATCTGTCCGTCATGCGCCGACACGAACTAATACTGCTCTAACAATATTAGACGATTAAATTACTACAGACCGGAGGCGCTGACAAAAAGAGGATTACTTACTTCAACTTCAAGCCCCGAGCTGCTAACAGCGCGGCCGACGCGTGTTAAGTAAGCACCGACAAGCGAGCTACCAGCTAAAGAAGTAATCCAGCTGGGATACTGAGTGATCGAACCGGACGTTAAAGAGAGATATTGGTACTCACCAGGAGTAAACCCGCTAAATGTTGTAGAAACACTATCGGGGTTTACTCGAATAAGGGAGCCGACAGAGCCTGAATCAAGAGCGATGCCGGCCACAGTGGCCTGAGGTGCAGTTAAAGCACTTGCTTTATAAACCAAACCATTAGAGCTGACGTAGACAGCGTTATTAGCAGAGATTGTTTCTCCAGCTACAAAAGAAAGAAGCGCCACTACGCACCTTAACAGTTAGTGTAATTTTACTTCCCTTGGCCTCTGTAGCGTTTCTTCCCCCGTCGTTCTGGACGGGAGTTAATTCCGTGTCCAATCGATGTTGTCTTAGGCTTGGACTCAATTTTGTTAAGTACGCCTTTTGGTTTAGCCATAAAAAAGAATTTGATCAGGCACGACTATAGGAGATAAAACCCTCAAGTCAAGAAACGTTGTTCATTGTCACAATAACAGAAGGAATACCAGGAATTGAAGGCGATACAGAACCACTAGCAGCCACTAACTTTACATTAGTATCAGAAGAGTACCAGTATATTTGGGCGTATTCATTTGTGTTCATGCTTAAGAAAAAGTTCCACGCGGCAACTTGGCGCTCAGAAGAACCCTCTACAACAACTGTTGTGTTACTCCAAGGCACATCAGTTCCATTCTTGCGTAACCAAATATCAACAGTTGCTTTATTAGCACTAGATTTTTCTAATTGCGTAGAGAACTGTATGTCATATACCCCTGAGTTGGCGACACGGAGCATCGAGCCAGAAACAACTGTGATTCCACGCGAATCGGCGATGTTGTTATACGTAAAAGCGTTGCCACTCACAGAGGCATTCGTCTGAGTTGTGGTGTCAAAAGCATTAAGTAGATAGGTTTGATAAACAGCGCCGCTAGGACCAGTGGCTCCTGTCGAACCTATAACTCCGGTGGGACCTGTAACCCCTAATGGGCCGGTAGGGCCGATTGGACCGGTCGCACCAACAAAACCAGAAGCAACAATGTTTGACGCTATACCGCTGACAGCAACAGTAAAACCTGGAAGTTTTTCAAGAGAATTCTGAATTCCGCTAAGTGAGATTTGTTTGGGTTGTGCAAGTGCTTGAACTTCTTCAAGATCAAGCACAAGGAATACATCATCAGTTGTTACTTCACGAGTCTCATTAAGATCTACGAGCGACTGAGACAGACGATTAAAGTCCAGAGCTTTATTAAGATTCTTCCTAACCATTTTTCGGTTAACTATTACTTCTAAGTGTATACCAACCCTGTTCGTGAAGATTAGTTAAATCAGTAAACACACGGTTGTACTTATCGCCGCAGGCTTCAAGACTGTACTTTTCTCTAGCAGTCTCGGAAATAACCTTGCGATCTAGCGAGTCTGCTTTATCAACAGCATCAAGCCAATCTTGAAGAGTCCGGCACCTAAATCCTGTAACACCATCAATAACCGTTTCAGTAAAAGCCCCGTAATCAACCGAGATTAAAGGAGTACCGCAAAGCATAGCTTCGACTCCACTGCCCCCAAACGGCTCCGTGAAGACAGTTGGCATTAAAGCAGCCCGAGCGTTCTTTAAAAACTCAGATCGTTTCTTACCGCTTATAGGGCCACCATAATGAATATTCGGATGAGTCCAAGGTGTCGGATCGCCTTGTCCGTGAAGGATTATCGGCCACGGGGATCTCTGAGCGATTTCGTAAATGGTGTCCAAGCCTTTTAAGGAAGTTATACGACCTAGAAAAGCTAAATAACTACCCGGTTCATAAGATGCTTCCCAGTCATCTACATCAAAATAGTTTGGAATAACCCACTCATAATTCTTTCCTCCTCGGTTTTCCTTACCTTGATGGACGTGCATCCAAGCGTAAGATTCATAGATATGAAAAGCATCAGACATCGTTGTTGGGTACCCGATGCCAGTTTCTACATGTTGATGATTAGGGAAAATCTCTAACAAACGACTATGGGCGTGACCAAAGGGATGGCAAATAATATCCTTTGGTTTTAAACGACTCTGTAATCGAGGTATTAGCTTACTTTCAAACAACTGATGGCCTTCACTACCAACCACGGCGACATCGCCGTAAAACTCTGATTTTCGACGGGAACCGTAAAGAGATTCAAACTCAGACTCATCTAAAATTTGAACATGCTCACAGGCTTCAGATTCACTACCGTAATTACTATATTCGATGACATCATATCCTTGCGCTTTAAGCATTTTAGAAAAGCGCAAGACTTTTCCAGTAAAAGCACAATGTGAAAACTCTTGAGTAACTTTAGTGTGAAATAAACCTATTAAATGAAGTGTAGGTTTGTTCAACGGTAGGACTAAGGCACTATGTTGAGATCTTACTGCATGTCATTCAACATTCGGCAAGCAAGCCTTGTCGATGACTGAACGTAGTAACAAAGAACATCAACTTTTCCGACGCCGACAGACAGAGTTGGTGCGGTTCCTCCGGGGAAATCGTAATAAGAAGCGTAAGCAAGCGTGCCACCAGTCGAGCCCTGGGTAATAACAATCACCCCAGCTTGACCTTCTACAACGTTTGTCGGATTTCCTAAAGTTCTATTGCCGTTGATAGTGAGAGTAAAATTATTCCGAGTATTTAAATCTACTGAAACCGTTGCAGCGTCAGTAAGTGCTGTTGGCGTAATTCTATTAGCGCCTGTAAAACTCTGTGTGTTAGCAAGAATAGCTGCACCGGAAGGCTGAGGTCCTGTTGGGCCTGTTGCGCCTTGTGTACCCGTTACGCCTTGGGGTCCAGTAGCGCCGGTCGTACCTACTCCCGTAGCGCCAGTGACTCCCACGGCGCCTTGAACGCCGGTAGCTCCTGTTACACCAACAACACCAGTAGCGCCAGTTACGCCAACAACACCTGTTGCTCCAGTAACCCCCACAGCGCCTTGAGGACCAGTGGCACCTGTTACACCGACAACACCTTGGACACCTGTTGCTCCGGTAACTCCCACGGCGCCTTGAGGACCAGTGGCACCTGTTTCACCTACGGCTCCTGTGGCACCAGATACACCAACAATTCCCTGAGGACCGGTTGGTCCCGTAATGCCTTGCGGGCCAGTAGCTCCTGTTTCCCCGACAGCACCTTGAACACCGGTAGCTCCCGTTACACCGACAACGCCGGTGGCCCCGCTAATCCCAACAACGCCGGTCGCGCCTGTGTCCCCGGTTGGTCCTTGAGCGCCAGTGGCACCAGTTACTCCAATTGGGCCGGTTTCTCCAATAGGTCCAGTAGCTCCAGTAACGCCTACAACACCAGTTGCTCCACTAACACCAACAACACCAGTAGCTCCCGTGACACCAACTGGGCCGGTAACGCCAGTAGACCCAACCGGACCCGTAGCTCCAGTGGCCCCTCCAGGATCACCTTGAGGTCCCGTAGCTCCGGTAGTACCTGCAGGCCCTGTGGCTCCTGTTATGCCACGGGGGCCTGTGGCTCCAATGTTTCCTTGCGGTCCTGTAGCTCCTGAGATACCAATAGGACCCGTCGCTCCGGTGGGTCCCTCTACACCTGTCGGGCCGGTCGCACCGCCGGGGCTACCCTGAGGACCGGTTGCGCCGGTTGTACCTACTCCAGTTGCTCCGGTAGCGCCAACAGAACCAGAGGCACCTGTAGCACCAGTCGCGCCGGCGGCGCCTGTCGCACCGGAGGGGCCGCCAGAAGGACCAGTAGGTCCCTGAGGACCTGTAGCACCGGTTGCCCCAGACCCTGCAATTGTTACAACAGAGCCAGAAAGATTTTTAGTCTGTAAACCACCTGTTGAGGTGTTGATAACTATCTGACCTACTTCTATTTCGCTAGCGTCTACACCAGAGGGACTTGTGTTGAAATAAACTTTATTTGCCATTGCTTAAATAGCCCCTCCACTAATTGTAATGTCTGCCCAAGAAGTTCCGTTCCATACTTTAATTTGCTCAGAAGTTGAATTAAACCAACCTGCACCAGGAACTGAAGGCGCAGGAGCTGAAGGTCCGTAAGCAAAACTTCTCGTGCTTCCTGTTTCGTACCAACCACTAGAAGTGGCATCGTAAACAAACAAATTACCCATAAGGGTATTGAACCAAAGAGAACCATCGCGAGGTGGGGCATTAAGCCCAGTTCCAGAAGGAGGAACTTCGCCTTTAACGGCAATTGCTTCGCTATTGGTTTGCAGCCAGCCTGAGGCTTCTGCATAAACAAGTAATCTTCCTTCAGCTGTATCGAACCACAAGGCTCCGTTAGTTTCAACAGGAGCGTTGTCTTGTACGTATACAGCTGATTGAACACCACTAATTGTGGCGGTTGAGTTTATTTCTAAACGACCATTTGATAAGTAATCAAAGTTGATATTAGATCCGGCTACAAGCGCACCAGATACAATAGCACCGTAGTTAGCATTTACAATACTATAAATGCCACTTGACGTAAGGTATATACCAGACCCACCTACAACATTAGAACCTCCGCCTCCACCTTGGATTCCGCTCATCGAAGCGTTGAGATCCTCGAGTGCTCGGACAACACCCTCAAAGTTATAAGGATATCCGTAAGGGCATCGAGTGTATGTAGAGGTTCCCACGACGCCGCTTACAGTTAAAAGGATCTCATCAATGACGGTGACGATACCCTCGAAGTTCTCGCTATGAAGAGCACGAGGGAGCGTACCGTGAAGTGGACAGGCGGGTACGTTAGTTTCAGTCATCTAAAAACGTAATCCCTCCCGTATTCTCCAGTTTAACCGAGAGAGATTAAATTCTACGTCTTTGTGCTACTGCGAGAAACTTTAAATACGAGCTCGCCGTTTCGCTCATGCACAGCAAAACTCTCCGCAAGTTTCCAGGCGGGAATACCGAGCACAGTAGCTCTATGGCGCAGGCCTTCCCAAGTAATCTCTTCTACGGGCTGGACGGTAGTTTTCGACACAAAGCACCTCTACGTTTCACAAAGTCTATATCTTTTTAAAGATATATCAAACCCACGGGCTGGCCGGTTGTTTTTGAACGCTGTCCTAAAAAAAATTCTCCTCAAAACTTTTTGTGGAAGTCGGCGTTCTCAACGAAACTGGATCGTTACTGTAGGAGATAAATTATTTGAATTAAATTTAGATAAACGTACTTAGTTAGTTTCTTGTAAAACTACTCAGGAAACATTAAGGAGACGTCTCAATAAAGATAAAAAGCTGTGTCTCAGCCCAGTCTCGTATTGGAATACCTTAAAAAAGAAAGTATTAATCCTATGGGGTTCTGCACTAGCTATCCTTCTGTGCGCTCTATGGGTTCTGTAAGCTCCATAGTCTTTTAACAGTCCCTGAAGCACCCTCGGTGCTACGATGCGCCCAAGATGCGACCCTTGGCATGGCTTTAAACCTGCGGGCAGTTGCGTTACTAGGTCTTTTAGATCTGGACGACACGGACTCGCCAACCCCCACCGGGGCTCCTGAGACAATCGAGAGACTCGGTCACTGGCACATCGAGCACTACGCAAACGTCTCGGCCTGGCGCTGTCTCTGCGGTAGATCTGAGCCCTTGCTGGTCCCTGCGGCGTTCCGTAAGCGCGTCCGTCTACCTCATGACCTTGTTCAGGCTTGCGAGGTGTGCAGGCTTGAGCTGGCCAGTACCTCTAGTCGAGCTGGTCGCCTTCACGCTTGGCTCGAGCGGCACCGCCCGCTGATCGACAGAGTCGAGCACTTGGAGTATCCGGAGGATCGGGGCTTCACTTACAGTGAGGATGACGGCCAGTGCACGCGTACTAGGCGGTTTATCTACGAAGCATTCTTTAAGACAAAACTAAGATCAAGTGACTACGTGCGCTCCAGGTGCTCTAATCCATTCTGTATAAACCCATACCACCTATGTACCACACCGAGCCCGAATCAAAAAGCTACCCCTCAGATCGAAAAGCTGATTCACCACCTTCAAGAGCTGGGTATTTCGGCGAAGATCACGCAAAAGGTTTTACAAGAGAAGCACGGAACGAAATTATCGCTTTCCACAATCCAAGGCATCAGGGCCGCGTCCAAGCAATTACTCGCCACAGCGGCTTGATTCTCGATTTACAGCAGATTATGCCTGCTAGTATTTCGGAGATTGCCGAAGTAGTCGGTCAATCGACGAGCACAGTTCGCAATCACTTGAGGCAGTTAATTCAACTAGACCTCGTAATTAAAACTTCTTTCGAGCAACACTCACTTTATTGTTTAAATGGTTGTTACAACGTACACATCGCCCGCATACTCACAGAGCTCTTCGACTGAGCTAAAGCGGCCTTGTCTCTGGGACGAAGAAGTCCGTATTGAGAATCTTCCAGGCTGGATTTATACAGATAACCAGCCGCCTGCCAGTTTTAAAGACTGTCAAGCGAAGATCAGCTCACTTGAGTACACGATCAAGGACATCGAGCTTCAGATTGAAATTCGAGAACTTGAACTTAAAACAGGATCTAGTCGCCACAGCAACGCTTTTGATTTCGAGCGCTGGAAAGTTGGTGCTCTCAAAGCTAAACAAACCCATTATTACCTGCTAAACGCATATAGTTACTGGTTGATCAAGAACACGCCTAATGTGGTTGACACCACTTCTAAGCTTGATAAACTGATCGCACTTCTCATCGAGGACCCAGCCGACTTCGAGACAAAAGCCTCAGCACTCTTAGACTAAACAGACCACTGCGTAACAAAGGCCGTAGTGGTTCGAGGGGTGCTGTGTTCGTTTTAGCCTTTTCCGACCAGCAGTAATTCGCTCTGGTTGCCTGGCGCCAGGTGATCAAGAGGAGCCCCTCTCTTATTTACATGGATCAAACTCTTAAAGAAATCAAAACGATTCGAGAAGCACTCACCAGCATCGACATCTCACTACAGTTGTTGGTTTCTCAAAAAGAAGGGAAAACAACAAGTGCATTTGTAAGCAAAAAGACGATAAGCCAACGACTCAACATCCCTTCAGTAGCTATAGATAAATTGATACACCAGGGAATTGTCTCAGGAGGATCCTCCGGACTTGTGGAGGGTAAGCACTATTGCAAAGTAGACCCTACTGAGCGAAACTCTTCTAAGTTTCTGTATGATCCACACGCGGTTATGGAAGCCGCATGGAAGAACTTCACCAATGTCTGACCTTTCTCGCGGCGCAACTGCCTTAATCAAAAACCTCTTCGGAGGTAATGAAACAGAGCGCATGATCAGTGCAGGCGTAGTCCGCACGATCCTTTCTGATATCACACGACTTTACTTTGAAAATCGAGCAGCAAGAGGTGAAGGCATTCTGGTATTCAATCCAGAAGATCCGGAGAACTCGAAGTACCTAACCAAAAATGAACTTGAGAACGATCTTGCAGTAGCGCAAGAGGGTATGGACGAAAAAGCGGAAGCTTTATTCGCAAAAGTAATTCAAGTAATCGAGAAAGAGTCAGAGTCAGATCTTGCTCTGGTAGCGATGGTTCAATCGAACGAGATTGCAATCCACTTGATTGACCCAATCGAAGCCAACAAAAAGATCGATGAGTTTTCAAACAGTCTCATTCTCTGATGATGATTATGTCTCACCTTCAGACTTAACAGCAACCACGGCTGCTTTTTTCGGCGGTTCGATTGAACTAGATCCAGCTTCAAGTGAAGTTGCTAACTCAGTGATTCAAGCTGAGCGTTATTTCACTTGGCGTGAAAACGGTTTAATCCAACCGTGGAAAGCTAAGAACGTTTATCTGTTTCCTCCAAGAAGTACCTTGGCTGGAGACGAACAACCAAAGAACACGCGGCTCTTTCAAAAGAACTACAGGTTCAAGAAATCAGCTCAACGGATCTGGTTGGAACTCTGTTATCGGAAGTGGCTTCACAACGAATTTGAACAAGCCATAGTCTTTTTAACTTCTTCTGAAGTTGCTCTTCTAGTTGCGCAAAAGATAAACTTTGACTTTCCTCTGTGCGTTTTAGCTAGTAAACCTAAGTTACTTAAGGAGAAAGATTTAGAACCAATAAAAACTAAAGTTCTTGGTTTTGTTTATTACTTACCACCTAGATCAAACTACGAACAAAGTATACAGACTTTCTCTGAATACTTTAGTACGCTTGGGAGGGTGTATATCTGATTGGATCTTTCGTATCCCAGGAATCATCTGGGCCGAATTGATCTTTCTCACCAAACCCTAAACCTACGCCACGCGCAGACTGTAGTCTTTGCCGGGCTTTCGTTTCTTGCTGTCGAGTTCTATCACGAAGCTCTACGCCAAATAACTCTCCAGCAAATCGATGAAAAGAAGGGTCACGATCGACGTGGTGTTGACGACGCCGACCGTAACTCTCTGCTCGCTTCTCTATACCTAGCTTTGCGATGCTTCGCATCAGCCAAGGCTGCCGTAGTTCATCAAACCAGACACATCGCCACTTGTGTTGTAGTAGCGGCCAATGGCATCAGCTGTATTACGAGACCCGTAAATAAACTGTTGAGTTTGAGGATCTTGGTAATCGTACATTGCTTTGTACTTACCTTTAATCTGATTGCTGGTGGGGTCAACCCAATCAGCAACATCTCGAATAGAACCAACATTCATCGAAACCACCGGGGGGTCGAGCGCTAACTTTTCGTAACCGCCTAAACGACCAGCTAAAGAATATTGATTTTGAATATTCTGAACACGATCGTTTAATCGATTGTATTCACTAGAGATATCGGGAGAGATACCAAGATCAGCCCGACCCTGAGTTGCGACATTAGCTACGGTGTCCGCAAAAGCGTCGTAGTACTTATTTAAAGCTTCTTCACCAGTCATCCCGGTAAGTTCGGGATAAATGTTTTCGATGCGCCGATTGATTTTTTTTGTAGTTCGACGTTGTTCTTGTTTAAGTGTTTTTGTGGCTTCTTTTATGTAATCTTCAATAGATCCAGCGGTACCGCCGCCGAACAAACCACCGAGGCTTCCGGCGAGCCGAGTTAAATTGTCTAAATTGAAAACGTTTTCATTACTACCAATAGGAGCCCCTGAAAACCCAATCTTTCCTTCTCCAGGAGCGGAAGAAATCGGCTCCGAAACATTCTGCCAAGAAGTATTCGGAAAATCAGCAGCAGTGGCGGCCATGTTTGTTCTCGGTGGGTAAATCAGGAGATAGTAGATTTGCCGGGTTTAAAGGCATCGACTGCCTGCCGAATAAGAATCCCTAGTAAGTCTCTGGTCTGATCCGTGTATGACGGACGGCTGCTATAACCACCGGGGGTTCCGGGGGTTCTTCCTAACCCACCTAAAATACCTTTACCAAGACCACTTAAGAAGTCCGAACCAAACTGACCCAGACTATATCCGCTGTTGGGACCGGTATTAACAGCCATCCCGACAGGGGTTTGACTAACCGGTACGTCAATCCCAGCAGCAAAGGGATTCATAGGTAACGCACTAACCTCTATTGATTATACGTTTAAATAACAGAGGAAGGAGCACTAAAAGCACCTAAAGCTTGAGCTAGAAGTTCGGCCTTAGCTACCTCCGCCGCTGCTACGTTACTTTGGAGATTTCTCGCCAAATCCTGCTCAACTGCCTGTTGATACTGTTCAGTGTTTTGACGCCCTTTATACGCATCTAGTATTATTCCAAGCTCTTGCTGCGCTGGGCTGACGGAGCTCTCAGAATAATCCGGCATTTCCGGAGTAGGTAAAGCGGAGCGCTGGCCGAACCCACGGCCGCCCATCACTCCCATCATGTCGATAAATTTGTTTAGTAAACCTATCCCTAGTCCAGAACTTTTAGCAGCTGCATCCTGCTGAGATGTGGGTTTAGCTGCGGCGGCTGCAGTAGCTCCTTGCTTTTCAGCAAACTGACGCAGAGACTCAAAACTTTTTACCGGCTGCCCATAAGCACTTTTGCCTTGCAACGTGGGCAAAGAAGCCCAAGTTCCCGATAACTTAGCAACAGTCTCTTTAGTGATCGGGTCACGATCAGGGTTTACTCCCTTTGATCGAATAAGCGCTAGTGCAGCAATATCTTGAGATCTCGGCCCAAAATCTTTAAGTCCCTGCTGCTTGGCTACACCAGCCCAGGTATCAGGCATAAACTGATAAGCACCAGCCGCTGCACTGGAGTACTTACCGCCGTGAACCACTTGGTTCGGATGACGGCTTAGATCCTTGATTGGTTTATATCCAAACGTAATATCGTAACGTGGCGCAGAACCTCCCCAAGTACCCTCAGCGTAAGAAAGCAGATTTAGCCAACGACGCGCGTTAGGGCTTATAGGATCACTCATCCTCTTCTTCGTCGAATATATCTATATTAGTGTCAATAGCCACGCCGATTTCCTCCATAACTGATTTAAAAGCCCGTTCGCGACATACAAATCTAAAAATTGTTTTCCATAAATACTGATCTCGATCTTCTCCTTTGAGAGCGTGGGCGGCGTTCTTTAGCCGTGTCAGGGTGAAGTCGTCTTCTAAAGTCAGGCCGACGTGAAGCTGCCCTTTCTCGTCTCTCACCGCCCGAAGTGCATCTAACCTCAGTTTAAATCAAATCATAATTTTGCTTAAGGCTCACCAACTCTTGCAGGCCCAATAACGAGCTTTCAGCTTACTGCCAGGGTTATCGCAGTTATGGCGTGCTCTAAAGTTTTCACGACGTTCTGGAATGTGTTTTTTGATCGTCATGTTAGGATCTCCAAACCGAACGAGACGAACCTCATCACCTTCCTTGGCGGCCACGGCGAACTTCTTGCCTCCGTCTGAGTCCCGGCGAGGCTGGTTGTACCCCTTGAAAATCTCGCCAGCGATGCGGATCGCCATAGCCCTGGTCTAGTGCGTCTCCTCAGTCTACTGGGTTCAAACATAAAATTAACCTTAAGCTCAGAATCACAGATTCACTTCATGAAGATTCCTGCTAACCTTTTCGCGTTGTCTTCATTCACAACGCCACATTAAATGGAATCCGCAAGGCTCTTGACAATCGCCCAGACCGCTGAGCTGCTGAACTGCTCTGCAGGCTTTGTACGTAAGCGTATCTCTCTGACTGAATCCAACCAGCCCGGAGGCTGGCCCAAGGGCATCTTCGTCAACCTGCAGCCCAACGGAGCCAAGTCCCTCTATCGCATCAATAAGGATGCACTTGAGGCTTACCTGAGTTCTAACGAAGAAGAGGCTAAAGTAGAAGAAAGCGCTGCTTGCGCTGTCTGATAGGTAGCCATGAACTCCTCCTTAGCAAACATTTTCCAAAGCGCAGCTCAGGCTCCGACTCAAGAAATTGTTAAGGAGGAGCTCATTCTTACAAAGGAGGCCACGCCTGATAACCTCGCTTATCAGATGGTCTCCTTTGCCTCCTATTTATATCAATTAAACGTCCAAGCTCATCTGTTGCACCTGAACGTAGAGTGCTCTAACTTCTTAGCCGTTCATGAGTTCTTAAAAGGACAATACGAACAGCACATTGGAGACTTCGATACTCTGGCCGAGTTAGTCCGCAGCATGGACTATCTGATGCCAATGTGTCAGTGCGGCCTGTTCGACGCTTATAAAAAGTTCCCGTCTGTGAAGACCTACGATGCACGCGAAGGTCTCACTCTGTACACCAAGAATCTTGAAGCTGGAGCGATGCTCGCTAAAGATCTTGTCGAAGCAGCACGCGAAACCGGAGCTCCTGACGTTGAAAATTATGCTGCGGACACCTGTGGCCGGTTATTTAAAGGAGCTTGGATGTTAAAAGCCACGCTGCGTGGATCTATGTGAGGATCCAGCCGCCATTAGCGGAAACATAAAGGCCGCTCGCACCCGAATTTAAATAAACAGTCAATCCGTCAGAAGCTGGCGGAAGAGCAGCAACAACTGCAATTCCGCTGGCTGTGACTGCAGAATTTGCTCTATTTGCGGTAGTAGCTGTCGTAGCACTTGTTGCTGAGTCAGCAAAGCCAGCACCAACTTTTTGCCAAGCACTTCCTGTCCATACCCTTAAGTAATAGCTTGAGGTAGAAGAATCAGTCCAAGTTTCTCCGACTGAATTCCCGACAGAGCCTACAGGGGCAGAATTAGGTGCAGTTGTGCCGTAGTGATTCGATCCAAACTTACGAATAGCCCCAGCCGAATCTTTGAAGTAAAGACCAGGATCAGAGGCACCAAAGCTCATAGCCGTCTCTCCGGCTTGAACTGTTGAAGTATTGGGCCTGTCGGAAGAGTTACCGCTGCGCTTAGTGAGAATAATTACCGGCGTGGAAGCCATCTTAGTAAGTTCCTCCGTTGATCAATGAAGGATAAGACGGGTAAGGAATTAGTGCGCCATTAGCGTACTGACCTCCGTCATAAATTAAGACGGCACCGCTTACAAGCACACCGTTGTTATAAGTTCCGCCATCTAACTTTGGAGTTACACCTGGATCCGGTGGCGCAAAAGGATCATACTGATCGATGTTGAACATCTCAAATCCACTCGCCGTCATAGCGCTGGATGTACCGGACGCTAACGTATCAAAGTTAAGCGTCTTCACCATAGTTGGGTGCATATCCGGATACATCATGTGCACCGGAACCGTATCCCGCGAAGGAGAGTATTTCTCCCACCAACGAAGATGCTGCTGACGTTTATCGAAAGTAGTTTGCTTAGCTAGGTTAATTTCAAACTCATCTCGATACCTATCATCCATTGGCTCATCGGTGGGCTGAGCCAACCACGCGGGAGGGAACATATCAGAACCAAACCTGTTCTGCATGTCCCAGAATGTTGCATAGATGTGCTTACACCATCTCGGAGCAAAATAAATTAAATTAGGGTCGGAATAAACTTTGCTGCTATCTGTGTAAGTAGGAAGATTCAACAGCTGCTTGACATACAGAAAACCAAAGTCACGGGTGAAGCCAGGAAAATCCCTGCTATTAGACTCCCGAGAACTTAAGAAATCTTCACCTGCGTCATACTGACCCGGTTTGGCATCTTGAGGCAGTGTGTATGGATACTTTCGCTTTAAGTTGTATTCATAAAGGTTGAAGTCTTCACGAGCTAAGTAATCTGGGCAGTTGCACCCAAATCGCATCTCAGTTGTGAAGTAATCTCCTGGAGTAGGTAAAGAAGCAGGCGCAGCTAACGTCTCGTTATCGATAACAGACCAACTGTTATCTGTATCGAGAGAGATAAAAATACTATTGAATACTGGAGCGAAGCTAGGAGTAAGCGGCGTAGTTCCGTTGCCCACGCCAGTGACTACATAATTGTTGTAGGTTGTTTTCTCCGCACCAGTTGAATCAAAGCGATCAGAAAGTATTTCGCCTGTAAAGAACGAAATCGGAGGGCCGAAATTACTAGACAGCTGAACGGCGTAGGTCGTACCGCTTGTCTGTGTTACTGATTTGATCGAGTAACCGAAATCAAGAAAGTTAAACGAATCGCGTGGGCGGACAGCAACCATCCGCATGGCCATATCCTGGCTCATGGATGGGTACATGTAACAAACACCGGGAAGCGCAGCGCCGATCCCCACGGTGCCTGTTGTCCAATATCTGAACGAATAGTTGAGACCAACGTACGCCTGGTTTGCATACATGTACAGTTCATATCCTCTACGCCAGCGCGTCCACATAGACGCGTAGTTGTAGTCGTAAAGGATACTGAAGTCTTTTAAGTTAAAGTCAGGTCTAAATTTTCTTTTAAAAGGCATCGGCGTTGCGAGCTGATGCCTTGAGCTAGCGCCTTCGACAGCTTTAAACCCAAAGTTCGATTTCTTTGGCCGGTGATTGTGCCAGCCAAAATCATCCGAGCCTTTGTGTTTAGCCACGAATTAATAGAATCCGCCTTGCGCCATGATACAAACGCCAGACGTACTCAAACCACCAGACACAGCAGCGGGGCCGTTGCCTAAATAACCTACGCAAAGAATGTATCCTTTTTCGAGATACATAGCTTCAGACTTACCGCGTTCAATGGGATACACGGTTGTCGTATCGCCGACCTGAGGCGTGGGAGCCACAGTGGCGGGGAGTTCGACTCGCTGAATCAAACCATCAGTAGAACCAGAAAGACCGACCTGGAACTTACCAACTAACAGCGGGGTCGAAGTTGAGGGAGCTGCCTGGTTAGGTGCATAAACATACACACCGAAAGCAGCAGTGCGGACACCGCTTCGATCAGGGTAACCTTCAGACGAAACAACAAAAATATCTTCGACAAGAGCACCATCCTCAGAAGGAAGGTCACCCACACGCACAAGCTGAACCAGCTGGCTGAAATCTGGGTTACTGGGAGAAGTAACTACAGGTGTGCTGCTGTTGATCCGGGCACCCCTAAAAAAGGGGCGATCAACCATTAAGGGTTGTTTGTTAGTTGAAGTCGAGGCCATTGGGTGCGCTCCGTGAGCTTATTACTTAGGTTGAGGCGCCCCTGGGGCAGGAGCCTGTGAGGGGAGTCTATCTTGGGGTTTAATAGACTCAAAACCTCCAGTTTTCAAAGCTTCAAGAGCTTCTTTCCAAGAAATATCGCCTTTCTCAACACCAGCAAGAATTAAACGTTGACGCAAATCAGATTCACGAGCACTCTCGCGCTCCATACGAGCACGCTCTTCAGATTGTTCGTTACGAGCCCGCATATCTTCCAGCACTTGGAAGATGAAGCGATCACCGGCCATCCGAGGATCATCAACACCACGGCCCGGTAAAGGGTAGCCTTGATAGCCTTGCTTAAAGGCGACGGCTGCCTCAACGATAGGGGCAAGTTTGCCAGCGATATCGTTTAAGCGGCCAAGGAAGCCGAGGTTCGAGTCGGCTTGCACCGGCTCGGAACTCATCGACACACCATAAGCACGAGCGTCGCGAGGATCTGCTTCGCCAGAGTAGTCATAACTCCGAGGAGCCATTAAAGGTGCAGCCATACGCTTACCTAAATCGACGCAGATCCTGCAGTTATTTTACTATCAATAGCCGGCGTACATTGCTGCACGCGGTGCTTGAGTACGGATAAAATCCTGCACCCGCTGAAGATTGGGTTGGACGTTAGGCGTTGTTGCATACTTCAAGGCTTGAGCTTCTTGAGTTCCCTTAAGAGCGGCGTCTGCTGTAGCTTCAGCATTGCCCACAGCGTTTGCGGCTGTCTCCGAACCCATAGGGGTCGTCACAACAGTGGTCGTAATGGATTCAGAGCTTTGCTGATTAGCTGCTGGGTTAACCAGTTGACGACGCTGATATTCGTAAGCTAGTGCAGGGTTTGCTTGCGCCCAGCTAGCCAGTTGACTGCCGACAGCAGAAGACTGACCGCCCATGTAGCGCATGAGTTCCCGACGCTTATCAGCGGAGCCGGCGTAAGCCTGACGCGCAGCGTAGTAATCCTCAATGCTCTTATAACGCTCAGGGCTCATGGGCTCTGTGGCGCGTTGGACTGCGGCAGCAGCTGGGGCATTCTGAGCAAGAGCAGCGCGAATAGCGCTTTCACGCTCAAGGCCACCGCTAGTGATCACGGGGGCGGGAGCCGTGGGGTCGATGTTGCCAGGAGCAGGAGGGTTCGGAGGTGCTACAGCAGGAGCTCCCTCTCCAAGAGGAGTTCCGTCTGACTCAGTAAATAGGGGTGCGCTCACCGAGGGAGGTAGCGGCAGCTCAGGAGGTGCACCAGCAGTCGTCTCGCCAGTGCGATTCCCACCCATCGACATGCCTGCGATACCGGCACCGAAGAGACCTAAACCGGCTGCACCTGTGGCAGCACGGAATGCAGGATTATTAAGAAGAGCACCGAGATCAACAAGCTCAGCACCGCTCGCGGCGTTACGAGCAAAAGCCATGGCGGCTGCCGGATCCACGGGGGCGGGACCTGCATCAGGGCCAAATGCAGGACGGGGAGCAACAGGACCTAAGTCAGCCGCTTCGCGGATCATTGAAGTGCCGATACGCTCTTGCACTTCCTTAGGAAGTTGACGGATGAGTTCTGGACGCATCCGGAACCCACCGCTCCAAATATCAGGAACGTTATCCAGGAAAAAAGAACCTTGAACTCCTGCAGCTTCCGAAGGCCCCTGCATAGGTGCGCGACCAGGACCTTGCAGCGCAGGAGGATTAAAAACTTCTAAGTTTGCCTGCGAAGCAACAGGACCACCGCGATAAGGTTGGCCACCAATTGGAGTGCCTTCTGGGCGAAGGGCTCCTTTAGCCGTGGTGAACTCAGTAGTCGAACGTGCCCCAGACGGGAAACGAAGATCAAGCTGACCTTGAACAGGAGTACCCGTCATCGAAGGCCCTTGCATCGGAGCACGTTGAGCTCCCTGCATTGTGGGCTGGCTGATCAGATCTTCAGTGAACTGAGTGCGAGTAGTAGGAGCAGCTGCAGGAGCCTGAGTCCTTACAAGCTCGCCGCCGCGAGTGCGCGGACCTTGGAAAGGCTGAGTGACAAGAGTATTGGTTGGACGTGCCCCCACAGGTACTGCGGGATTGTTTGCACCAGGACCGAAAGCGGGCTTAGGTGCTTGGCCTAGCTGGCGGGAAGTTTTAACTTCTAAAGTCCCAAGCAGCCCCGGACCAGGTTGGCTGGGAACTGAAGCGCCCATCTTACGGAGAGCGTTAGTGGTGTTTTCTACCAACACCCGATCACCAGTTTGCAAAACCATCGGCAGAACCCGCTCTGCAAGATCCTGAGCAGATTGAATGCCAAGCTTCTTGGCAAATCCGAACGCCTTCCCGAATAAGGACATAATTTAAAACGCCCGCTAGAACTGATGATTCTTAAGTCACAGTTTAGCGCCAATTAGCATAAAAGTAGAGTCGGTCCGAACGCGAAACATCCGGGGGACCAGGGATAGCTTGTATAAACTCACCGCCGCTTCTTTCGAAACGATAACGAGCTGCCACAGGATCGCGATAGTTCGGCACGTAGAGCATGTGAGCTAAGCGATCACACTCAAACTGATAATTCTCTCTCCAGATACGTGCTGTTTCCCTCTTATCCTGAATGCTGATAGAACGAGACACGTCACCAAGAATTGTTTCTTGACGACTCGTAGCCCGCCCCGTGGCCAGCTCAGTTAAGCGCTCGGCTTCCTCGCAACGCTCAACCTGTTGAACAATCTTGTCAAAGTAAAACTCACTAGGGACGCTATTGCAAGCTTCTAATAACCTTGCGTAGTCTCCAGCAGGTACAGTTGCAATATTGTAACCTAAGTGATACGCAACACGACTAAAGTTAAAGTCGTCTAACGCGTATCCAAATACTTGTGCAGGGTTTCTAGTTAGCTGATTAACAGCCGAGTAGATTACTTCTCGTTTAGTGGCGTCAGTAGTTGTCGCCTGAAAAACAACACCCTGCTGAGCTAGATAAGACTGAATCTGCTCTAACTCATTCTGGCTCAGCTGCGCCACAACTAGAAACCCTTACATTTTTCTATTCTACGTACACAACGCCAGTAGCAAAAACTTCAGACCATTCGACCCTTTTAATGCTTTCTAATTGCTCAAGCTTAGTAAAACGTTCCCCAGGCAAAGACTGACGAAGTTCAACAATCTCTTTGGCTGTTTTCAAGCCAACGCCAGGCAGACATTGGGTTAAACCTTCAGGAGTCAGGTTATTAAGGTTGATGCGATTATCAACCGGAGGTAAAGGCTTAACTACAGCTACCTCTTCGCCATCCTTCTTGACTGTGCGGCGGCCACGGCGTGTTTGAACTGTATTACCAGCCGGTTTGGGGTCTAGATCTTCTTTAAATTCATCAACTTGATCCTTGTGAGCGAAAAAAACTTTACCAGTGGTGCTGGAGCGCACCATGAAGTACTCGCCGTCATCATGAGTAGAGATTACGTCGATCTTCACCCCACTGGGCTTATAAACTTTGGCGGACATCTGAAAAAGTCAGTATGTGAGCAGTAGTTTAGAGCAGATTAGCTCACTCCTCACGCATACGCTTCAGGTCTTTTTCGAAATTACCCAAAAACTCAGCTCGTTTCTCCCAGGTATCTCCTCCTACGCACCCCTTTTTAGGATTAATGCACTGAGGGTCAGACACACGGTTACAAACCAGCCCCGCAAGGTCTAGTTCATTACCTTTATAACCAGTCTTCCAGTGGTGTACGCCGTTAAGCCACGTGGCGCCACATCTAGAGCACTCTCTACGCTCTAATTTAAGGTCTGAAAGCTCCCGATCGTCCATAAATCTGGATAAATACGGTGTGCTTTATTAACTCTGACAGCGGAATGAACTGAATACTGTAAAAACTTAATTAAGAACAGGAAATAAAGACAAAAAAAACCCCTTCCGAAGAAGGGGCCCCTGGTTTCGCGATCTGACTGTATCAGGTCGGGGAAGTCGAGGTGTAAATCTGAGATTCGACAACACCTGCAGGCTGCAGAGCCAGATCAGAACGCTCGGGCGGCTGATCAGGAACAATCCAGCACACTTCGCAGATGGCAAGAGCTTTGTTCTTGCCGGACAGCTTGCCAGCACCAGCACGGGGATCGTAGATACCCGAACCTTGAGCCAGACCAGAAGCGGCAACGCCGCCCAGGTTGGTGGTGGTGAACAGCTTCCACTGAGTATCAGCAGTCAGAGCAGACAGGCTGCTCGAGTTGATGATGTTGGTGGAGGCCACACTGCCGTTGGCGATGCGGCTGTCGGAACCAGTAACGGAAGTACCGAACTGGCCGGACACAACAGTGGTGGTGTTGCGGAGACCTTGACCCACAGCGGGGATCAGGGTCAGCTGAGGTGCGGCAGCGCCGCCGGCAACGCCGGAGCTCACCACATCGCCACCGTCCACACGCAGAGAAGTGCGGTACACGAAAGCACCAGAAGGCACGGTGATGCCATCGGTGATGTCGGCCCGGACATCCTTGTGGAAATCGGGGGAAGGGATGATGATGTTGGCGTTCAGGAAGGGCTGGTTAGCCCCGTTCTGACCGGAACCATAAGGCTGGGTGTAGTAATCCAGCTGGTTATTGGTACCGAGAGCCTGATAGCTCAGGTCAACGTAACCGATGGCTTGCTGAGCAATCCAACCGGGACGGAACACCACGCCCACAGGGCCACCAACGGGTTGGTTGGTGTAGCTCGTTTGAACGCCATTGGCGTTCTCGAACTGCATGGTCTTTTCTTCGTGCCAGTAACGAAGAACGTTGGTGTAGTTGCCGGGATAAATCTTGGCAACCGAGATCTGGTTAGGGTTGATCGTCATTGTTAGTTACCTCCTCAAGCGTCGAAAGAGTAACCAACGGTGACGAAGTCAGCGTTCAGAAGTTCGAAACCTGCGTACAGGCTCCAAATCATCATGATGAAGCGGCTGAAGTCGTCGTTGTTGTTGAGGAGCACCTGGGCGTTGTTGCCACCGATGCCAACACCAACGGCCTGCGGACCAAAGAAGATACCAACGGCTGCGTTGTAAGCCTTGGCAACCGATGCGATGGTCGCGTTCTGGGTTTGAGTAGGCATGTTGGTGCTTTCGAAGAAGCGCACGCCTTCAAACACAAAGCCCGTGGGCATGATCGGCTCGCCAGCCACGAAGGTGGCTTGGCCGAAGCCTTGACCCATGTACAGGGCAGCGTTGGGCTGCATCCCGGACATGAGGGGGTTGATTTGACCGTTGCCAGGATAACGAGCAACCTCGCGGAAGTCGCTGTTCTGACGAAGGTGCATCAGGAAGGTCGGATCGCAAACGCAGCGATAGAAACCATCCTGGAAGGTAGGAGTGTTCCGCTTACGCAGGCTCTTCACCACGCGAAGCAGGTCATCCTTAACGTCGAACTTAGCTTGCTCGGCGTTGGTATAGGTCAGAGCACCAGTGGCAAGGTCACCAGGGAAGTAGTAACCGCCTTGGGTGTCAGAAGACTGACCCTTAGAAACAGCCTTCAGGAGTTCGTTGATGAACACCCGGTCGCGCCAACGACGATAGTCGTCGAGCAGCGTCAGGCTACCAATGGATTGGTGGAAGGTGGTGAGATTGCCGGTATCAAGAAGCAGACGCTGAGCAGTGATCAGCGTTTCACGTGCAATCTTGAAAGTGCTGGGCTGAGTGGGATCACTCGGGTCAGCAGGACCGGTGTACTCGCGAAGCGTCACGAGCACCTTATCCTTCACGATATTGCGGCTGTTAGCAGTACCGATGGTCTGCTCAGCAGTACGCTCGCGAGATTCTTTGGAGCCGGGGTTACCGAAGAAGCGGTAACGGTCAAGCTGCACAGTCTGGCCGGGTTGCTTCGAAAAATCGTGAACAACCACAGGCTCCGCAGCCATCTCAACGATGTATGCGGGGTGAGGACGGTACAGTTCAGCACCAAGAATCTTCGGGAAGTCATTATCGATGAACATCGATAATATCCAGAAGAAACTACAAAGTTAATCTTAAAACCCTAGGAACGAGATAAGTAAAAACTTTGTCGCGTTCCTAGCGGTTTAGATTTTAGTGCCGGGGCTGAATGTGCGCACCATATTACGCACACCTTCACCAAGCACACCATATACAGATCCGTAATTCGGAGCGTAACGCAACGATTTACCTCTGTAACTATTACGAGCCGGCGAACCCATCTGGCCAGGGACGCCCGTATACCTTGTTTCGGTAAGGGACTGGCAGTAGACGGGATAGTGATAAACCCAGGCAGCACGAGACCCGGAGGTGTCGTTCGTGGGGTTTGTCAGAGTAGGTGACTGATTTGTGGGATGGGTAACCCCACCACCGGTGATGCCACCGCCATCAATCGTGTTGTCGTTTGAGCTAGGTGTCTGGAACGGGCTATAAAGCTGGTTGTCCGGTATCTGTTCGCCGTACCAAGTGTGCGTGCCAAAGTTCCTGAGACCTGGCCGTGGCCCGAAAGCAGTTTGAACAGTCGCGTTAGCAGTGCTGTATAGACCTTGTGCTCTGAAACCAACGTAAGTATCTAAAAGCCCAGAAGCGTGAGGAAGCGTATTTTCGTAGTTTGTCCAATAACCAGATACGGCAGGCGGAACGGCTCTCCACTCAGTAGTGAAGTAACCGCTCAAGTTCGGAGGACCTACAGGAATACGCCCAAAGTCGGCTCCCTGATCATCAACTCCGTACCAAGTCTGAGTGAAACCTAGAGGCGTAACATATCCACTAGATACAACCAGATAAGTATCGGTTAAATCAAGATTATCACCCGTACGTTGCGGACCAGATTGAATAGGGTGGTACAGATTTTTGTCGTACTTCCAATTCGTCTGCGGCGTATACACCATGATGACACTCCGAATAATTTAATTTTACTTGGTCTAAAATATTTAAGAGCTTTTAACAGGGCGAATGTCCTCGCAGATAGAGAGAGCCCTGACGATGTTTTTTGAGGATCCTGAAGCTTCTATAGCCTGTTTCTCAGGATCAATTACAGAAAGTTTGACGCACCCACGCGGAATTAAAAAAGTAATTCCTTACTTAATCAAAGCTTCCATCGTCGGCTGGATGCTCGCTACGTTTGTAAGTCCAGCAATCGAGGAGCGATTCAAACTAACGAAGAACGAGTCAATCGCTACTTCTTTCATAATTGGATACGCCGGCATTCGGATACTGGCCGCTGCCGAACGTCTCGCAGAGAAAGAATTAGAAAGACGCGTAGGTACTAATAAAGACGACGAGATCAGCTAATAACTATTGATTCATCAAAAATTTCAGACTTTTCAGCGGCAGGTGCGGATTCTTGCTCGACCGGCGTGGAAACTTCTTCTTTCTTTTGCTCGACAGGAGTTTTCCGGCGGCGATCTGTAAGCGTATGCACGGCAGTAAACCTTTTGTTTAAAGAATAGCAAGAAAAAAGCCCTCATTTCTGAGGGCTTATCAAGACCTTGGCTTTCTCAGTCTATCAAGCAGGATCCATGAAGAGGAGCTTGCTGCGAAGTGCTTCAGGACCCATTTGGCTCAGGTAACGCCAAGCGTTCTCAGGGCTGCGGTTCATGACTTCGCTGAACTGATTCCACTGTTGCTCAGGCTGTGTACCAGCAGTGGAACCGCCGGCACCTGCAGGAGGAGCGGGCATGTCATAGCGGGGTTGATAAGCCTCAGCTTGCTGGTAACCGTAGGAGTTATCACCGTCGATATCCACGGGGACAACTTCAGTGAAATAACGATCAGTGTAGTTAGCCAGGTGATCAGGATCAGTCAGGATGGTTTGCATCGCATCGTGGCGAGCAGTAAGAACATCCAGCTGCTGAGCCTGCTCTACCAGGAGATCCTCAAGAGAACAAGCGTACTGATTGAGGATGCCAGGAGCTTCGATACCGAAGTGACTAACGACCTCGGCGGTTACGGGGCTTACGCTCGTTTGCGGGGCCGTAGAAGTTTGCGAGGAAGTTTGGGTCGGAGAGGCGCTGGTAGGCCAGGTCTGCGCTGCCTGCTGTTCCTGGTAAGCCCAGGGTTGGGCCTGTAAATTCTGACTGCTCAGTTGAGTAGCCAGTTGCTGAGTTGCCTGGTAAGGCGACTGTTGAACCTGGCTGGGGGACTGAGAGTTCACCTGCGATAGCACCCGCTCCAGGGTACCCATCGCCGCTTCCCAGGGATTGCTGGGGGAGGATTGCGACGTTAACTGGTTGTACTGGCTGTTGATAGAAGGGTCCGTAGCCGGTGCCACCTGCGACGGCGGTTGGGCTGTAGGAACCGAAGCTACCGCCGGGGTAGAGGTTTGCGCCACCCACTGCGGGTAGGCGGTTGAGCCCTGGTCCGAAGTTACCGCCGGGGCTACCGCCGGGGAGACCGGGCTCGGGATCGAAGCTTGGATCTGCTGGCTCATAGCTACCCGAGTAAGTTAGTTCTTCCGCGAGGTGGTCGAATGTCCTGTAAAGGAGCGGAGTTATGTTCAGTCTAGGATCAGCCGCAAGTGGCTGATTAGGCGCAAGTGGATGCGGCGACTGCAACATCTGGCTTAATAATACCAGAAATTGTTGCATTGCTGATTGTGTCTGTTGCACCATGCGGAAGGGGAAACCCTTCAACATTTCAGCTCGCTCAGAGTCAGTTTTCTCAGGAAAAAGGAATTTAAGAGCTTCGATGCTGTCCACACCAAGCTCTTGTAAGTTACGTACAACGATGGACTTCTGGTTTATATCGTAAGCGGTATCTTCATAGACATCGCCCTGATATCGGTACGTAACAGTCCGATCCCCGTCTTCAGGAAGCCCGATAACTCCGGGCGGAACCTTATTTTCCTGGAGAGCTAACTGAATAGTCTGAGTAACTTTCGCCTCAAACTTAGCTAACGCGTTTTGATATTTCTCAATATTTTCTTCGGTTTGTTCCTTAGGCGGCTTGGGCTCTTTTAAGCCAGCAGCTGCAATAAAGGACTCACGGAAAATAACTTCCTGGTGATAGATCATCATCTCTAAGAGACGATTGAATCCATACGTAAGGAAACTTTTGTTCTTCCGAAGAGCCGTGGCTTGAGCCCGACCCATCAAGCCTTTAATTTCCGTGGCGGTAGCACCAGCAGAAATCGAAATTTCATCCACACCGCCTAAGGCTGTGCGGATTTCTTCGCGTAAAAGAAGGGCGTACCGGTTCATATCCCCGTTAACGGGGTCCGGCGTCATGTAACCGACTCGGTCAGACGGCTCAACGTTGGCAATAATGCGCGGAACACGCAAACCACCGCCCATGCTCGAGCCAAAAGGCTCACTTACTCGAGTCGAGGGGCTGTCGACACCAGCAAAACCACTCTGACTGCTGATTGTGGGCCGGAAAGTGCTCTGAGCATCGCTAGCTTCGACCAGATCACTCCGTGGACGCGAACTAATCAGCGTTGGGTTGCCAAAAAACTCAATATTTTTGGCGATATTGCGCGTCAGCTCGTCATGTAAGCAAATTTGCTCCATAAAAGGGTCAAATTCGCCTTCACCTTCGGTACCACTGGCGTTCGGCTTGTTTAAAACCTCAACAGCGGGAATAAAACCGAGCGTATTGGGTCTTTTTTTGGCTGGAGTAAGAACAGCACCGGGCTCTAGATCGAAACTCAGTTCGGTGTCGGTCTCAACCTCACTAATTTCATCCGCAGTAATAGTCAAGCGCACGTAGCGCTTGTTCTGTCCGTAAGAATTACTAGGTAAACCTAAGTTTGCATTCTTTACCTTATAGCTATAGACGATAATGACTTCTTCTACGTTACCGTTAACGTCATGATACACACGATATTGATTTTTATTAAAGAAATAAATCTGATATTTAAGCTTTGGATCTGGACGGAAGTAGAAAAGACCGCAACCGTCGATTAAAAAGTTGCGAATAATCGCAGGAAAACGAATATCTAACTTATTTAAAGCAATTATGTCTTCTAAAAATCGTGTACGACTTTTAAAAGTATCTTGATCACAATAAAAAGCCAGACCCTTCTTAATCATCAGAAGAGTCATTTGCTGAAGATGGCTTAAGACAACCATCGTCGAAGCTTGATTGCTTCGATCCTGAGTGCGCGAGGCCTCTAAGATTTCAGTAAATCTTTTTCGTGTTTCGGTCGAGCTGGCCATTTATACGCACGAATGAGGAGACCCAAAAAGGATCAGTTACGGAAAGTGCTTTCCTTAGCTTTACGAGCTTTAGCCACGGCTCGCTTACGCGTGGCAGAAGAACCAGAAATTTCTTGACCACTAGGAGCTTTTTTGGCCTCCCGGTCGGCTGCGAACTTCTTCAGAAGCTCCGCAGGCATATTATTCGCCATCTGGGAGAAGGTACTTTTTGACTCTTTCCAGTTTAACCGCTTCCTCGGGTAAATCTCCGATGGAATAATAGGTAATCAAATGATCCTCACGACCCAACATATCTGTACTGCCTTCATTAGGTTCAAACTCATCGCACATTTTCTGAACTTCTGGCTTATCCCAGATGTAATATTCAGCTATAGAGCGCAATTTTGTACGACGCTTATCTGAATCTCCCATCCAGCTCAGGTGCCAACCTGCGTCACGCGTACCAAAATACAAATTATCTTGGCTGGCACGCATAGAAGACAAAGTGCCTAGCTCTTTTAACTGCTTAACAGTACTCACAACGCCACAGCGCCAGTCAAATAACTCTCCCTCGGGAGACACAAGCTGTCGATCTGCGCGTCCATAGTGCATCGACATGCTCAGTCGCACTATTTTATCCGTGTTATTTCGTACAGTTTCCAGTAATTTTGGGAATCGCTTGGGGTTAGCTATCTCGTCGCAGTCAGAGCAAATAAAAACTGTGTCGTCAGGCATCATGTGAAGCCCGACGCCTAAAGCATCTCGTTGACCTCGTTCGCGAATCCAAGGATCTGGAGCCTCCTCATACGACGGAAGCTCAACGTGAAGAACCTGAATCTTGTCCTCGTTAAGACCGAGTTCGCGGATGGTGTCTAAACACGTAAAAGGTTTTTCCTCGCCACGATGCGTTCGATTTGCATCGGTAATTAAAAAACCGTCAACATGATCCTCTAGTGTCTTGATGCGTAACTCAAGAATTTCCCGCTCGTTAAAGTACGGAAACGCGTCGATGAGCACTAGAGTCTAATGAGCTAGCAATATGGTAGCTCAATCTCGTTCTTGCAGGTACTTTGCGACTTTGTGTTTAGCCCGCATTAACGAGCTGCCGTTATTTTGCTCCAGAATGCTCCCACCGTCAGGCTCCATTCCGGTGTACTGATCGTTGGGAGGAGCAGGTGCTTCCGGCGCGGGCGAGTAGTTGTAATCAGTCTCCTCATCATTCAAGATTTGAGCAAATGCGCTCGAGGAGGGTGCGTTTGCTTGCCGCTGTGCATCAGCAGCTTGCATGTTCATTTGGTATGCCTTAGCAAAACCAAAACCAGCTCTTGCGTAAGGATCCATTAGTAAAGAACGAAAACGCCTTGAACACTACCGCTAATCATAGCAGTACAAGCAATAGGTATTAAAGTATTACCTTCTAAGTTAACCGCAGTAGACTGCTGTCCAGGAGCATCAGATAGTTCAACAGTCAAATAATCTTTAGAGTTTTGGGATTTGGCTTCGATAAAGATAGCCCGACAAGTGGCAAAGTTTTTCCGACCTAAAGCTGGTGCCCAACCAAATCCACTCGCATAAGGCAAAGCAGCAGACTGGCTGTATACAGATCCGAAAGCGCGGATATCCATTCGAAAAGATGATTTTGTTCTAGTTTAACGCGGCTCCTGGTTTTTCTCTAAGTAACCAATCAACCTATCTAAATACCACCGGGCTTTTTTCAGGTCTTCTAAACCGTTTTTATGTCGCTCGCGAGAGACATACTTCAGTACGTTTAACTTATAACCACCTCGTATCTCTTCATCTGTCAGACACGACTCCATGTAGTCGATGGTCTCGATAGTTCCGTGGGTGTAGTGATGAGGGTGGTTAACGGGATCAGGAGTGGGGCCCACGGTTGAAAGCTGTGGGCCTCCTTCCAGATTCTCGAAACTGCTTAACTGCATTCTTGGGTTAGACCTGGAGATACAGCAGTTTACGGTGCGTTATCGGTAGAAGTCGATTACTACTTCCGGCCGCCGCCACGGTTGCCGCCACCGCCGCCGCCGCCACCGCC